GGCTTTTCCTCATCCAATCGCCGCGATTTTATCACCATGTTGGCGCTTTTGGAGGTAAAACCTCGGCCAAACTGCTCAGAAAGCGGCCACTTGACCCGTCGCGCGTTTTACAGCCGCCCCCGCCTACGTATAATACGAGCCTCCTAGTCATTGCCGGAAATCGCCCGTCATGAGCAAAAAAAACAGTAAAAACAAAGCCGGGTCCAGCACCATTGCACTCAACAGAACCGCGCGCCACGAATACTTCATCGAAGAGAAGATCGAAGCGGGTCTGTCCCTGCAAGGGTGGGAAGTCAAATCCCTGCGGGCGGGCAAGGCCAACATCAGCGAAGCCTATGTCATCTTCCGCGATGGCGAAGCCTACCTGTTCGGCTCCAGCTTCCTGCCACTGCAAGCGGCCTCCAGCCATGTGGTGTGTGACCCGACCCGTACCCGCAAACTGCTGCTGAGCCGTCGTGAACTCGACAAACTCGAAAGCCTGATTGCCCGTCAGGGCTATACCGTCGTCCCCCTCGCCCTCTACTGGAAACAGTGCTGGGTCAAGGTCGAGATCGGTCTGGTGAAGGGCAAAAAAGAGCACGACAAGCGCGAGGATACCAAAGCCCGCGAGTGGGATCGGGAAAAAGCCCGCATCATGAAGAACAAGTACCGCGGCTAACCCTCTGATGTCCGGACGATTCCCGTCCGGACACCTCACTTCCGGTTCCCCTCCCCCGGCCACTGCGCACAATAAATCGGCAAACAGACCACCCGCTGGCGGGAATAGCCATCAACGCCTTGCCATACCAGCATTTTTGCGTACAATCGCTCTTAACAACTTGGGGCTGATTCTGGATTCGACAAGATTCACGAAACCCAAGGTGCATGCCGAGGTGCGGTAGGCCTCGTTAATAAACCGCAAAAAAATAGTCGCAAACGACGAAAACTACGCACTCGCAGCTTAATAACCTGCGCTGAGCCCTTCTACCCTAGCTTGCCTGTGTCCTAGGGAATCGGAAGGTCATCCTTCACAGGATCGTGTGGAAGTCCTGCTCGGGGCGGAAGCATTAAAACCAATCGAGCTAGTCAATTCGTGGCGTGTCTCTCCGCAGCGGGTTGGCGAATGTAAAGAGTGACTAAGCATGTAGTGCCAAGGATGTAGTAATTTTGGACGGGGGTTCAAATCCCCCCAGCTCCACCAATTTAACTAGGACACAGACAGGACAAAGCGAGTTAAAACAGCCACTTAGCCAAATCACGGCGACAGCGACTGGCCCAAAACGGGAACTAAAATGATCCACCGGTGATCCAAGAGCAAGAAAGCCTGCAGAAATGCAGGCTTTTTTCTTTTCCACTCCGCAACAACTCCTGCCACCAAGAAACCGGCCATAGAAAAGCCCGCTCAATGGCGGGCTTATGCTCAATGCCGAACATCACTGAACGGCTACTTCATCGCGTAGTTTTTCAAGAATGCGCGCGATCTCCTCACCCTCCTCCGGCGCCAGGTCAAGCGTCTCTAAGTAGTCCTCAAGTTCAGCTAGTGAATCCATCCGATCAGGTCCTCGCTTATCAACTCCCAGTCTCTCGACTGTGAAACACTGTATACTTATACAGTAACGAAGCGAGTTTACAACTTTCCTTCTCCAGATGGGAGCACTATCTTTTATCACCTCCGCTATCTTGTTATTTCCTAACGAAAAATCCCGTCCTATATGACTTATCATAACCCGCTCACACTCCATCGTTACTGGTGATCCGCGGCGACTCTTGGCGCGTCATACTCATTTTTTTGACTACAATCTACATGACCTACATGTGCCATTACTGAGCAATTGCGCAATAGGTGTCTCAAATTTGGGACAACAATAAAAACATGATCTAGAGCACGGTTAGAACATACAAACGAGGAACACGTATGAAGCTGTATCTGACCAGTTCTAGCCTTGCCTATGTCCATCGCACCAAGACAAAGGTGCGCAAGCTGATGGCCGAGCGAAAGCTCAGTCAGGCCAAGATCAGCAAATTGACAGACATACCCCGCTCAAGCATCTCCAGATGGCTATCTCCGAACAGCGACGACTTCATGGGTCTGGCCGAGGCCGTGATAATTTCGAGTGCGATGGGGATATCGGTTCAGGCCATCCTGGCTGATCCAGATTGGAGCGTGTCAGATGATGAGCACATGGGGCTGATCAACCGCGCCGCTATGCTGCCGAAGCCGCACCTTGCCTCAATGCTGAACTGCTATGCGGAGATATTGGGGGTGAGGGTTGGATAGTGGATGGCGGCCAGGCCGCCACCATCTACCAGTTTGCTACCAGCACATTCAGTAACAGGCCGAGCAGTACCAGCGCACCAGAGAAAGCCATGAAGCTCTCCAGGCTGGCGTTGGTCGATCGGCTGAAACACCAGAACCCGGCCGCAGCAGGGATCAGGCCAAGTACAAGACTGATGCTGAACGCCTTGAGCGCCAGCACCATACAGACTAAAGCGAGCAGTATCCACATTGGTTTGGTCCTCCCTGATCAGGTCTCAGCTTACTCCTGCAGCCGAGACCTATCCAGAGCCGCTATTCCCAGTTCTTCAGATTGTTGGTGACAGCCCGATAAACCAGATCATTGCGGCGAGCCAGAAGGGCATCAATGCGCCGGCGCTTCTCATCAGCACTCAGCACCTTGTCCCGCTGCAACAGCTCAATGTTGTTGCGGAGCACCCGGATCTGCTGCTGAGTCCTGCTCAGGCTGCTGCGCGACCTCAAGATCCCGCCCTGTTCATCCAGCAACTCCTTGGCCTTATCTGTCAGCCCTTCGCTGCGGTACTGGTCAACGGTTCGCTTGAGCTGGTTCACCTCGTTCAACATCTGATAGAACTGCTCCATGTGCTGGGTTGACTTGGCTGGCCCGGTACCGCGGTACACCGCCTTGACCAGCGGGATCTCATCTGCCCGCCAACTGGCAGACTCACCTGGCTGGCTGGCCCGGATAAGACCATCAGCTGCTGCCATGACATAGCCGCCAATGGTGCCGGTATATCCGATCAGCAGGTGCTCCAGCTTCTTGGGCGACATGCCCATGGCCTCGCCAAGCTCGCGCATCATCAGGCTTGTTTGCTCGTTGTAGCGAGCCTCAGCCTTGACGGCCAGATCCTGCGCGTTCTCGATCGGCCCGCCACTGAACGTGTCATAGTTGAAGTACGACTCTACCAGCGGCTTGACGATTTGCGGGGTTGGGTTGAGCGCGAAGGTATCCCCCAGCGCCCGCGCTACCGCCTTGCCAAACTGCTCTCCGGTATCCTTACCACCAAACGCACGCACCATGCGCTCAGGGATGGTGCCGAACATCACCCCGATCTCGAACGGCTTTGGGATACGGAAGTGCTGATCGCCAATGAAGAAATGCCAGTTTGAGTCTTTATCCCAGTCCGGCAGCTCATCATATCGCTCATCATCCCAGTTCATGGCCAGCAGACCAAGCGACATGGCGGTGATCATGCCTGCGCGTTTGGCAATTTCGCGCGGGTTATCGCGTAACTCGCGGCTCAGCTTGCCAAGACCCTGGATACGGGCATTGAAGAACGGCAGCACCATAGACGCCCCCTGAATAAAGCGGGCTGCCCCCAGCATGGAGAAGTCCATCAAGTCCTTTGACTCGAACGCAGCCTGAGCATGGCTCTTGCCTGCCTTGATGGCTGCATCGTAGACCGCCTCTCGGTTGGCGTTCTCCAGTGCCTCGCCATAGCGGCTGTACTTGTCCCACACATCAGCAACTATGCCCTTTACCTGGGCAGCATTGCGCACGATGGATTTCTCATACTTGGCTATCTGCTCCGGCGTCATCCCCTTGCGGCGCAGCGATTTGCGCACCGAGTCAGCCATTGCTCCCGGGTCGTTGCCGTTGACATAGCCACCAAGGAAGCTGGCGCCACTGAACATGACATCGATGGTGCTCCCCTCCATGGCCAGCGTCTTTTTCACCCCTTTGATGGAGTCGATCACCGGCTTGAATCCGTCCTTGCTGATCGCCCAGCTGGAGAGGGAGTCGCGCAAGAAGTTGCGCAGCATGAACTCTGGTGATGCTGTCACCCCGGCAGTCAGCAGGCGCTTGGCCTTGGCGGCCACATTCACCATGGTGCCGAACGGCTGGCGGTCGAAGAAGGTCATGGCCCGGTAAAGGTCTGGATCCTCCACCCTGATCATGTAGTCCTCGCCATCAATCTTGACGGTGATCAGGTTCTTACCGTTCTTGAGGGCGCGCCAGTCCATCATATTCGGTTTGGCCACCACCTCAATAATGCCGGTGTCAGCCAGGTTCCAGACGGTCTTTTGCGCCGCCATGTTCTTCATGGAAGCGTCGATCAACTTGGAGGTGGAGGTGAAGATGTTCTCGAGCAGATCGGCAGTGTTTGCCTCGCCGCCCTTGAGTTTCTTGATGCCGGCGTTCTGGTTGGCGATCCCCTTCGGCTTGAATGGCGCCAGCACATCTCCATCCTCAGATTCCCGGAAGAACGGGATGTACCACTCGCTTTCGAACTCCGAGCGTGCCTCCTTGGTGAACAGACCTGCCTCCTGCGCCAGATCCAGCGTGGCAGCGTTGAGCCTGTTCCAGCGGGCTTTTGCTTCGTTGAACTTGGCCTCCTTACCTTTTCCAAGCCCTTTCAGGGCGGCGATATCCTGCTCGCTCAGCAGGTTTTCGCGCCCCTGCTCCATCAGCAGTTCGGCCCGGTGTCCAGCCATCCAGCCGAGCCAGTTGTGCAGATCGGAGCCGAGGTCGGAGAAGATGCCCAGCAGTGCGTCCTTCTCTCCGGTACCAGCCTTGCGCTGGATCACCCCATCCTTCCACTCAGGCAGACCATAAAGCATGGTTGCCTGCATAGTGGAGGCTGCACCGGTCGCCATCCGCGCCGCGATATACCCGGAGTCCGCCGCATCGGTGATGCCAGCGGCGTCCTCTGCATACTTGATGGGGGCCAGCGCATCCAGCATCTCGGTGTTGGCCTTCTTGATAAAGCGATCCAGCAACGACTTCACCACACCGCGATCAACCTTGCGCAGCTTGTCCAGGTTGGCTTTGGTCTTGTCGATGATGTCTGGCTTGGGTCCGAGGTTGAGCTTCTCCATGGCCGCATCAGCGGCTTCCGTATTGGTCTGGCTCATCTTGACACCGGACGCCTTGGCTGGCTGCTCTGCCTCTTGGCTGAACTTCTTGCCGCCATCGGGGCCGCCGTCATCAGGCGAGCCGCGCTTCATCTTCTTGCCAAGTGCCTCGATAAGGTTACGGGTCTCCGCCGCCGTGATGCCATCAGGCGTAAAGCCAACCATGCGCAGCGCCTTGGTCACCCATGCCAATACGGTATCCCAGCCGCGCCGCCACGCGCTTGGCTCCAGCTCAGCGAGATGGGCGATCACCTCCTCGGCCTGTACCCCGATATCCTCGTCGGCATAGTGGGTGTCAACCCACTCCCACACCGCCTTCATACTCGGATCTTTCTTGGACTTAATGAGGCGGCTGATCAGCTTTGTGTACTCGCCATCGCCCAGCACATTGGCCAGACCGTAGTGGGCTAGCACCTCGTGGCGCAGGATCTCGCGCATCCGCTTGGGGGTGGCGATGGTATCGGCAGCCACATGCAGAGTGCCGGTATCGTCATCGAACGCGGCGCGGCGGATCAGGCCATCTTTGGCAGCCAGCCCCAGCGCCTTCTCCAGTTCTCCCTGGGTGGCGTGGATCTGCACATCAATGCCGCTGGCACCCCGGTACTGCTTGAACCACTCCTTGGTGACCATCTCCGCTTCTTTGCGGGTCAGGTGCTTGGCCGGCTTATCGCCCTGTGCCATTGCCTGCTTGGAGAACACGATGGCACGGTCAGGCACCTTCGTTGGCGCATTCTGCTGTGAATTGGTCTGTTCTGGCTCATTGGCTGGCGCAGTATCGGTAACCGGATTGGTAGTATCCCCATCCTTCACCCAGTTCTTGAACTCCTCCATCGGCATGGCCTTGATAGCGCTCAGCCCCTTCCACCCCTTCTCATAGTTGGCAAGGTAGCCATCCCGGGCAGCCTGCTCGTCGGCAAAGCCCATCATCACCTTGTGCTCGTCAAACTTGCCGGTCTTGGGGTCTACCTGATCCACCACATAGACCATTTCGCTATCCGGCTTATCGCCTATGAATACATCGACATGATCCCCGTCAGCTCCCATGGTGCGCTTGATATAGCCGTAGTCGTGGGCCATGGTGGATTGCCACGCCTTGCCGTCATTGTCGGTACCTGAACGAGTGGAGCCCTTGGGGTTCTCCAGCGCGATATCCATCCCATGCAGCGTGATGTGGCCCTTCTTGTAGTTGCCAGCCTCCTTCTGCGCCTCGGTCGGCTCTGGTGCTACCTCGGCGCGGGCCGCCTCAATCTGCTGCACAGGATCACTGGTATCCGGCTCTGCGTAATCCCGTACCTTGGCCGCCGACGACTTGGCCACAACCATGCCGCCCTTACCAGGGATCGCCTTCACTCCGCTCTCCTTGGCCCACTGCTTGATCAGCGGTACCTCACCTTTCAGGGTGATGGTGCCATCCGGGTTGTCGATGGCTTCCGCCCACGGCGTCGGCGCGGCGGCAGGCTCAGGCGCTACCATCTCAGGTTGCACCACTTCAGAAACAGCAACCCCGGCATCAGTGGCCGGGGCTGTCAGTGTTTGGTCATCTTGCTGCTGTCCATCAGGTACAGGTGGAGCAGCAGCGTAGTCTGCCGGATCTCCGGATCCAGCTCGGTCGGCGAGTCCGGAAGTGGCTGGTTCAGCGCTCGCTGCAGCTGGTTCGCCTGCGCCAAGCTGATCGCCTTGTCCTTCACTGCTGACTGCAAGTACCTGGGGAGCCTGCTCATTGGTAACCTCTGCTTGTGGTTGTGAGACGGGGATTGCCTCGCGATATCCGGTATCTACGGCTTGCGAGAGCGGTTGCTGCTCGACGTTATCTCTCGCGCCTTGGTCGATCTCCTGCGGCATGGCGGCCGCCTGCTCGCCACGAACCTGATCAACCTCTGCGATATCGGCAATGCCAAACCCGCCGCCATTGAGCGGTACCGGCATCTCAGCACCCTTGCGGCTGGCCATGGCCGCTTCTTTCTCACTGGCAAACGGCTTGCCGCGCTTAGTGATCCGCATGGTCTTGAGCGGCCCGAACACCGAGTCAGTCTCGCTGCCGGCACGCGCGATAGACTGGCGCAAGAAAGCTGGCGTCTCCTCGATGGGGTCAACCTGACGAAATGCTGGCATGTCAGCCTGCTGGATCGGTGCATCCACCGGAGCAGCTGCGGTCTCTGCCTGCTGCTCAATGACTAGTGCGGCGACTGGCGACAGTGCCTCTGCCTGCCGCTGATAGGCAGGGATGTCCATGACTGGATCGGACTGTCCAGGCATCAGCTTGCTGCGGGAGTTGGCAAACATGCTGTCGATCTCGCTGCTGATGCTGGCCCCGCGCTCAGCCTGGCGCTGATCCAGCCCATGGATCATGTCATCCATCTGCTCGTCACCAGTAACCACCCGGCGCTCAACCCGCACTACCGGCTTGCTGGCAGCTTGCGCCTCCGGCCCACGCACGCCACCGACTACACCACCGAATGCACCACCCAGGGTTCCCTCGTTCAGCGCAGAGGAGAGCACACCAGCCATCGGGTCGCGGGTCTCGTCAGCCCACTCCTGCACCGCCTGGTTGACTGCTCGCTGTGTCTCGCCGCCCTGCCATGCCTCGGTAGCACCCTCACCAACAAAGCCACGCACGGCAGCGCCTGCTCTGGTAGTGCCTACCTTGCCAAGCGCACCGCCAACACCACCACCGGCACCTGTCAGCACCCCGGACAGGAAATCTGCCGCCATGGCACGCGGATCTGACCATGCATCGGTGGCTGCCTTCTCGGCAATGCTGTCGATCGCCGCGCGGCGGATATCGCCAACACTGGCCCCCTGCATATCGCCATCAGCCAGATCCCAGTACACCTGCTGATAGATGGGATTGGCGTTGAGCTCGTCATTGCCAAGGCCATTGAGGAACCCGCGCGACTCCTGCTCCGCCTGCTGTGCTCGCATGCCAGATGCCATCGCCCCGGCATGGGCACCATAGCCGATCGAGGTAAGGCGGCCGATAGCCTGATCCAGAACGGCTCGTTTGGCCGCTTCGCTCGGTGCAGCAAGGTAAGCCGCCCGCGTCGCATCGAGCGCCCCGGACTGAATGGCATCCTTCACCGTGGCCTTGGCCACCATTTCACGAGCCTTGCCCTCCACCAAATCCTTGGCAAGCAGCTTGCCCGCACCGCGCAGTGCCGGTCTGGCCAGCAGGCCAGCACCCTTGGTGCCACCTACCAACCCGACGAACTGGCCGAGTACGGAGGAGAAGTTGCCGGCCCATGCGCGCGGATCTGCCCATGCATCGCCAGCCTCGATGGCCCCGGTATCAGCATTCTCCTGAAAGAACTGCTTACCCATCGCCTCCCGCATCGGGGTAGACACCTCTTGCAACTGGCCATCAGCCCACGCGCTGACACCGCGCCCGGCATCCTTGATCCCTTGCGAGTCGGTGATCTGCCCAACCGTCTCAAGGTCACCGCCCAGCGTTTGGCCAAGACCGCGCTGGAACATGTCAACTGTGTCGCCAAAAATGCCCTGCTCATTACTCTGCGGATCAGGCTGTTGCCTTGATCCATAGCGCTCCATCGCATCACGCATGAAGTCTTCACGGGTAAATTGGGCCATCTGTCATTCTCCGCAGGCAATAAAAAAGCCGGCCCCTGTTAAGGGTCCGGCCATGATGGGGAAATTTTGTGCTACTGCCGATTAAATGGCAAGCTCAGCGCCACCTTCTGGCATCATCCGCATGATGCGATCAGTGGCATCCTGCCGCGTCTCAGGGGATAAATCCTCCGCTTCCAGCAACCGGAGCAGATCGGTAAGCTCAGCTTTCAGTTGTGCGGCGCTCATGACAGCAACCTCCCCTGATCCACAGCCCACAGCTGTTGCAACTTTGATAAGCCTTTCCCTGTTATTAGTGCAACAGACCGTTTCTGCAGGCCAAACTCAGGGTGCTCCCAATGGCTGATCTTCACATCCATCAACCCCTGCTCGATTTTGGCTTGGTACGGCTCATTTTTACGGCTTACCCAGCCAATCTGGCGCAGATAGGCAAACAGCCGGTTTTGGCCAGTACCAATGATCTTGGCCGCCTTTCCGACGCTGATGGAGTCAGGAGTTACCTCAACCTGCTTTGCGAAGCGAACCAGTGGCGCATCCGTCTCGATCTTCTGCTCCAGCTCTTGGTTTACGGTAAGCAAGCGCAGGCGCTCCTGCTCTGCTTGCATTGCGATCTGCAGGATCTCGATGGTTGTGAGTTGTTGCGGAACCGGTGCCAGCTTGCCGGTGCGGTAATCCAAGAACACCTGATTGACCTGGAGCTGGAATGTTGGGCTGATCCAGCCGGCATAGGAGATCGCCAGCAGCTCATGGGCGAAAGTTCCGCCATTTAGGCCTCGTTTGGAAAATACCGGGATCTCGGTATTAGTGGTTTTTGCCACCTCAGCAATCAATTCGCTGGTTGAGTCCAAAGCCAGCCAGTAGCTAGGCCCACGCTTCTTCTCACCACCACTTGCCGAATGCAAAGCGTTCAGGTTGAACCGCCCAGCATCATCAGTAGTGATCTCTACCCCGGCGATCACCGGCATGGAATTCTGCGGCCCTGTCAAAACTTTGGTTTGCTGATACTGTTGTTGTATAGTCATACCGTAATCCTTACTTGGTGGTGGGGTTTACATTCCTCGGCCTTGGCGGCTGCAACCGCTGGGGCCGAATTATTTCCGCTACTTGCTAGCATTCTCCAGCTCCTCTTTCTTCATCATCTCCTTGAAAATCATCATGATCTCGCTGTTGATGCTGCGGCCATTCTCAACTGCGCGATGCCCCAACCATTTGCGGATCTCGTTCGGTAAGCGCAGTGATGTGTTTTTGATTTCGCTAACTTCCATTTACATCTCCATTAGATATATGTCACGGTGACTTCATAGACTGTATGCCATGTATCTCATTGCGTCAAACATTTTTATGTCACGGTGACTCCATTGATGTGTGTCACGGTGCCTGTATGCTTATATGACCTATATAAGCAAATGAAAGTAATGATGAAAAAGAGCACTGCGCCGACAGGAAGAACATCTGACAAGTTCATGTTGAGGTTGCCTGACGGCATGAGGGACACTATCTCAGAGTTGGCCAAAGCGAGCGGCAGATCGATGAATGCCGAGATCGTGCATCGCCTTCAGCAGTCAATAGATGCAAGCTTCACTGCTGTGATAAATAGCGGGATAGGATCGCCACGGATGATTGCATCCGTAGAGATAACAGACCCAGGAATCGATAAGGATGATCCGCGTTACAATGCGGCAGCCATAGCGGAGCAGATAAAAGAAGTTAGGGAGATGTTAGAGACGCTCTCTAAGGAAATGAAAAGCAAGAAGGGATGACGTGACCTTAGTCACTGACGTGCAGTCTCAAACGATCCAGAATTGAACTTTGCTGATAGAAAAAGGAGAGTCTTGATGCGTTTAACAACTACCGCCATAGCTTCCATGCTTCTTTTTGCTGGAGCTGCATCTGCCGAATGCATTGGGTCTGGCAACCTGAAAACATGCTATGACAATAGTGGTAACTCCTACACAGTGCAGAAATTTGGTGATTCTACATATGTGAGCGGATACAACTCAAAGACCGGGTCTAGCTGGAATCAGGACAGCCAGAAAATTGGAAACAGCACGTTTACCAATGGTAAAGCAGCTAACGGCCAGTCATGGAATAGCACATCAACCAAGATTGGCGACTCGGTAATGACATACGGAAAAGATAGCAACGGAAAGCCATTTACTACCGTTTGCGGGAAATATGGGTGCTATTGATGCTTATGCGTTTTATTTCATTCTTGGCGCTTATTGCGCTTACTACAGATGGGCACGCTGGATACTTTGACGGAAATAAGCTTTATGAGCTGTGTTCATCAGAGAAGGGGGATGAGCTTTATTACATGAACGCATCAGAGTGTCGAGCTTATGTAACTGGAGTTGCAGATACACTCGACGGCTTTTCCTTCTGCATACCAAATCAGGTAACAAGAGGTCAGAATGCTGACATCGTAACAAAATTTCTATCTGAGCACCCAGAGGATAGACACCGGGATGGGCATGCAATAACAGCCCAAGCCCTATCTCTAGCATTTCCATGCTCAACAAAAAAATAAACATCTAATAAATGCCCGCCACTTGGCGGGCTTTTTTTTATTTATACATTGCCTGATATGCGCCTACAGCCGTTGCACTCGGGTTTTTATTTGCCCTCAGCGCGTTCTCTCCAGACTGGAGTAATTGGCGTTCAATGGTGCGATCACCCTGCAGGTTCTGAATTACCCCTTTAGGCTTTGGTGGCTGTATCGGCATTGCTTGCTTTGGCGCTGGTGATGGTTGTCCAGGAGCTGGAGCTGGAGCTGGAACCTGATCGCTCTTGGTCTGCGGAGCCTGCGACAACCAGTAATTGGCATAGCCGCCACCACCAAACTCGCCAAGCAACTGCTGAGCACCAGGGTCTGATGCCAGGGTGTAACCCAGCATATCGATCTCCCTTGCTGCTGTAGCGCGCTGCTCATCAGTGAGCTTATCGTCACCCAATATCTCTGTCTTGCGCTTTGACAGCTGATCCATGGTGCCCATGATGTTCTTGGCATGCATCTCGCGCGCGCGAACGCTGGCGTTTGCTGCGGCGGCCTGCGTCTCGATGGCAAGTCGCTTCTCAAACATGGCCCAGTCATGATCCCGGTTCTTCTGGTTCTCGTCGGCCATTGCCTTGAAGCGGGTATCGTTCTCCGCTCTGCTGGCGTCGATCTGCTTCTGGGCCAGCCTGTCGCGCGCATCCAGCTCAACCTGCATATCATCGCGACGCTGCGTAGCCTCGCGCTGGCGCTGCTGCTCAGCAAACCCGGCTTGTGCGTTGTTGACGGTACCAGCCCCAAATCCCTTGGCCAATGCGGCGAGCAGGCTCATGCTGCACCCCCTTGTTGTTCAGCCTCATCCATCTTCTGCACGATGGCCTGCAGTATCTGCCCGGCTTCTGCAAGGATCTGGTCGTCGATCACGTCGTTCTCGGCGTCCATCTCCTTGAGTTTCTGCATGGCCCGGAACAAGGCATCAATCTTACTGTCAGGGTCGGCAATCTTGCCTGACTCCAGCATCTCGCGGCATCCTGCATAGACGGCCTTGACGATCTGCTGTGCCGGCACGCTGCGACCAGCCTCTTTGGCCTGCTTGAGGATGGTGAAGATGCCACCCGCAACCGCATCAGCCACCCCCTGGATCTTGTCTTGCCCGGCACCAAGGCGACCAGCTACCGCCTCGCCACCATCGCCGAGCAGCGCCGCCTCCAGCATCTGCATCATGCTGCCGTGCATGGCGTCATCACCGCCACCGGATTGTTGGCCAACTGGCTGCTGTTGCGCCGGGGCAGCTGCGCCGCCCTGCTGCATGCTTTGAATCAGTCCCATCAGTACCCTCTCTTGCCTGCGGTCACATTGAAGCGACTCGGATCGTAATAGCTGCTATCGAACGCCAGCGTTCCTTCACCCTGCTGAGCGCCGGTAAGGCTCTGGCGTGGCGGTGCGACGTAATCCTTGCCACTGTTGTTGCCAATGCCCTTTGTATTTTTCTCATCAACACCAACCGGCCTGCCAAGTGCCTTGTTTATTTCTGCAATGGCAGAGGCATTGGGGGCCTTTAGACCATTACTGATCGCATTGAAGACCAGTCCAGCGCCAGGAAGCGCTGCCGACGCGACATTGGCTGCGACACCTAATGCGGTATCTGCCATCCCACCCTGTCCAAATTTGTCATTGATAGAACCGAGCACCCCTTTCATCTCCCCGGTACCAACCTTCTCACCAAGCCCTGAGTAGTACCCACCGTCATCACCAAGACTGGCAAGGCCGTTACCAATAAAAGACCCAAGAGAACCAGCCGCCGTGCCACCATAAACAGTTGCCGCATTATGTCTGCTTGCCGAGTCAGCAATCTTGGTTAGCTGTGCGCGCTCCTCGTTGGTTGCGATCCCCTTATTGTTACGGTTCACCAAGTTGGCAATCACCCCATGATCTCTGGCCACCCCTGCGCCAGCGGAATACGCTGCCCGCTGCTCAGCCTCGCTCATGTTGGTGTTGGCTGGTTTCTGCGGGGATGAGCTGGCCAAAGACTGGTTGTTTACAGCGCTTTGCTGTGGTGCTGCTGCTGGCGCAGCCCCGTAGCTGCTCAGAGCCTGATTGACTGACGACACCCGGTTGGCCACGCCTGGCTTGCTGCTCTCTTTCTTGCCTGCAGTGGTACCTGAACTGGCAAGGCTGCCATCGCCGCCAGCCAATCCGCCCTTGCCAGCGGTAAGAGACCCGCCCTGCTGATTGCCTGCCTGAGTGGTACCTGCCTTGCTGGTCGGACTGGACTTGGAGCTGGTGCTAGATGAGCTCTTGCTGCTGGAGGTTGAGCTGGAGGAGCTGCCTTTAGAAGAGCCGGATGAGCTGGATTGGCTGCTACCACGGTTATTGGCAGATGAGCCTTGGTTCTTTCCGCTGTTCCCGTTCGAACTGTTTTTGCTCCCCTCCCCGCTGCCGCCTTTCTGGTTGCTTGACGAGCCTTGGCTGGTACCGGTGCCACCGCGATCCATTGCCATCAGTTATCCCCTGCAGTCTGGTTCTTCTTGATGTTGGCCAACACCCCGTTGGTCAGCGCTCCGCCCTGAGTCATGCCGTCGCCGGCCAAGCCAGGGGTAACCTGAAACTCCATCGGGGTGACAACCGGCGCGCCGTAGACGGTATCCTGCCGGTTCCAGTCCTCGTCACGCAGCTTGCGCTGCTCCTTGAGTGCGTCGCGGTTCTCCATGTAAGAGCCGCCAGCAACCAGCGCTGAGCCAAGCAGGGTTGCTGCACCCGGGTTGTTCTGCATCCATGTTCCTGCGCTGGAGATCCCGCCAAGCACAGAACTTACTGCGCTATCGGCGAAATCCAGTGCGCTGGATACCATTCCACCAAAATCAAACATGCGACCCCCTTATCCGATATTTACGCCGGGCAGGCTGATGGTTGGGAAATTAGACCAATCAGGACGAATGGTGCTGATATTCGAATACAGCTTTTGGTACATATTCAGGGTTGAGTTGAGCTCTGTTTTCATGCTGTTGATCAGATTGGTCTTGTCGGCCGCCGACATATTTTTGTCAGACATCAGCGCCGCATATCGCTCGTTATAACTGTCGATAGCAGACTGCACCGAGTTCATATACATGCCGTGGGTGTTGGCAACAACCTGCTGAGACAGTTTGTCCTTGTCGATCTGACCCTGCTTATCCAGCACTCCGAGCTCATGCTCGCGATCGAGTTGGCTCTGCTGCCCCTTCCAGCTCAGGTCTTTATCTTGCAGGCTGCTCTGGTGATCACGGTCTAGCTGGCTCTGCTGTCCTTTCCAGCTCAGGTCCTTATCCTGCATTGCTGTCTGATTTGACTGCTGTGCGTTCTGCTGAGCAATCGGCAGTGCTGCATCCACCATCGCTCGTTGAGATGCTTCTGCTCCGATGGATGAATTACCGAGCCCCCTCTGCGTAGCGGTAGCCTGTCCGTTAGACTTTGCCACCCGCATCAGCAGGCTGTTAGAGTTCAGAGTTGAATTAAGTTGATCGTTGACGTTGGTAGCATCAAATTTTGGCGCAACCTGTTGCTGCTCAGGTTGCACGCCAGGGCGGGATGATTGGCCAATACCCATCCCTGACAAGTCTGTTCCTGCCATACGATTATTCTCTCTATCTGGTATGTTATGAGAAATTAGGACCAATATCTCTGTCGTCCATGCAAAGACGAAGATCGATCCATCTTCCATTTGGAATATCAGTAGGATTGCCTTCTGAGCAGCGACCTGAGCTGTAATCTGGCGTGTAAGTAAATACCTCCACATCTCCATTAGAGCATTGCTGATATTTAACAAACATCAGTTTATTTCCATTTGCATCATTTGGAGTTTCAATATACCAGCCATCGCGAGCAAGCCCGAAGCAACCTGATACAACATAATGCCCAATGGACAACCTTTTTGCTGTAGCCCCAATGGCTTCGATATTTACAACTGAACACCCCGCACGCTGCCAGTCATCGTCTCTATATAAAAACGCAAGAGAATCATCATCCTCTCTTCCGTGTAACCTCATTATTGGAGAGGCGTTTTTTATGAAGCCGTTAGCATCAATCGTGGTATTTCCGGTGTGCTTTGTTCTGTACCATGGAGTGGCACCAGACTGGTCAGATAGTATCGAACGAAAGGAGAGGTCAGCAGCACTGATGCCGACAGATAGCTCCGAACGCCACCGAGGGTCCCCACCCCATGACTGAGCCCATATATTGCTTGTTGCCCCTGGGTAAGGTCCGCTTTGATCCGTGTTTGTGCAGTAATAAAATCCAGACTGTTTATAGTTGTTTTGGAAACCACCCGGTACGGCAACTGAATAACTCAAAACACCAATTAACCCAACTGTAACTACATCACCAAATCCTACCCCTGTGTTTTTTGTGCTTGAGTCACCAAGTAATAAAGTCGCCCTTGCAGATCGAGCATCTTGATCGTCAATTAGAGTTTTCCCAAATGAAGACACTTGGCTAGTTGGAAGTGCTCCATCCCACGCCCCCCATGATGCAGTTGATACATCAGTACACACTCGCTTCAAGAATATCCCTTGCAGCGCCTGGTCTGGTGAGTAGTCCTGCGTAACAACTCCATTGAACTTATATACAGTCAGAACACCATAAGGATGGCCAGGGGCTTTATTCGCACCACTAGCATTAACAACATCATAAATGCCGGCATCTGTAATAGCATTCCAATCTTCTGTGGTTATTTTTTTGCGATAAATTGGCAGATTGAGCTTTTCAAGCGTGCCAAGGTTTACCGCATCAGTTTTCTCGACAGGATCGCCAACTCGAGTTGGCCCCTCGAATCCATTGCCGTCACGGTGTGGCACTGGGAGCTTGGCAAAACCACGACTAATGGCATCAAACTCCTGCTCCATCGCAAGACCATCAGCAAGCTCGCCAGGATTCATCTCTGAAAGGCGTTCGTAATAATTGTTAGGCACGGGAAAGCCTCCGCTGGATAAAGTTGATTGTCATCCCGGTGAGATTGAAATTTGGTTCTGTAGCAGAACGCCCAGACATGGATATAGACAGAGCAACTCCATTACCCTGCAGCGGAATCGAGTTGCTCTCATCTTGCGACTCGGTGGCCCAGTAAAACTGGTTCCAATCCGAGTAGTTCCAGATACCGTCCTGACCTCCATCCTGCTGCAGTTGCATACTGTCAGACTGATACTGGCGACCGTGACGGTAATCGAGTGAATACGCCATCTTGGCACGTAAGCGTCCGCGCCTTGCCTGCTCCAGCGTCATGCTGCGGAAACTCTTCACCACCATCGGAGAGCCGAAGTGGCTGTAGGCCAACCTGAGCAGCCAGACGATATTGAAGCCATCGAAGCTGGTAGCCTCTTCGTCCAATTCGAACACCCAGCCATCTTTGCCAGTGATGGTGAAGAAGTTACGCTCAGCCAGCTCGTCGTAACGCCACGCCTGATCCACAGGCGAACCGTAGGAGAACTCTGTTGCTTCAATACTGCCGTCTGCGTTGAGCTTGATGGCCAGATTGCGGCCTGATGGTGAATAAAGGCGATACTGGTTGGCTGCGGCCACCTGAGTGGAGGCATGCCAGCGAAAGCGCTCGATAATTGGCTGAATCTTCTCTGCCGGGTCGAGCAGGTTCAGAGCGAAGTCACCAAATTCCTGAACCCTGTCCAAGCGAACAAGTCCGCGATCTGACAGCCCTACAGGCACAAAGGTTGGCTGCAGCGTACCATCCTGCACTCCTACAGACTCGCTGATCACCTTCTGCTGCCAGTCCTTTGAACCGGTTCCGTAGAGCGCCAGCGTGCGATTCTTGGCGGTTACCATCAGCACGCCGCCGGCGCTGGTACGCATCCCGGTGATCTCATCACCAACCGCAAAGATGTTAGCCCCAAGTAGCCCAGACCAAGTAAGCGGATTACCAGGCCCAGAGTGGGCGTACTGCCCCCCGCGGTAAGCCACAAACAGGTGGCTGGCGTGGGCCTCGATCTTAATGGGGGTATCAGCAGCCTCATTGGCTTGGTTGGTGATGAGCGGGACAATTCGACCGCTCTCACGCAGCTCAATAGCTCGCTGCACGCCGCTGGCCAGATAGGCGCGCCGCATGGCAGGATCGCCGAAGAAGTTGTGAACCAGTGTTTCATAGCGCCCGCCAGCCTTGAGCATGATCGCCTTGCTGGCCACTACCTCGCAGAACGCTGTGAAGCGGTACATGGTGACAGCCGTATTGGTCGGCACAGCCCTGCCATGGACGTTCCACACCGTCAGCACATGCACCGTGCTGGCAGAGGTGTCCTTCTTCTTGTACGACACCACAGGGAAGAACTGACCGCCAACCAGAGCGTACCAGCCGGCATTATCCTTCTCGTCGATAGTGCCGCCGCCCAGCATGTTGGTGGCAGTCTCTGCTGTTGGCGTTGTCGTGCCGGCCAGCGCCGCGGTGAGTGTCACCGCATAGTTATTGACCGGAGCAGAGCGCAATACCTGCCCGGCGGCAAGAGACTGGCCACTCGGAAGAGCCAGCGTGCCGCTGTAGCCATCCCCTGCCATCTGCGCCGCACAGTTGAAGGTCGCCCCGTCACTGTGGCGGATCAGGTTGAGATCGCCATCATCAATCCCGAAACCATCCTGTACTGTGACTTGCGAGCCAAAGCCGGCGATCTCCTGCCACCCCGAACTGGTTGCCCGGAATAGCCCGCCAACCTCGAGGCTCTTATCCCGAATGGCGAATACTTCATCTCGGATGGCAACAACGCAGCGAACCGGTCCAATGCCAGGCACCTGGCCGATCGCGGTGCGCCGCCAGTCTGCCGCCTTTGCCGACGCCATCAGCATGTCGTTAATGGTGCGAGCTGAACGGGATGGCACATTTTCCAGCGTGTAGCTGGTAGCTCCGATGCTGAATGTGGATCCAACCGCCAGAGACGGGCTAGAGTCGGTTCCGATAAAGGCATCGTTGCCATACACATGCAGCAACACCCCGGCACCACCACTCCATGTCACTACCTGAAAAGTGGCTTGCGGAAGCTGGGTGGCGCCATTGGTACGAAAAACAAAGTATCCCTTGGTCTTGGATGGGCGAGGCCGACCATCGAAACGGTCAAACCCGAGCGTGCGCCGGTAGCCACCAGTAACCCCAGGCTCCACGTTGATGGCGGTGATGGCGAACCCTGGAGCCTTTGCCAACGGCGTAGTGGCAAGATCCAGCCCGCCACCAAGCAGAATGACCTTGCTCTCGATAGATGGAAGTCTCAAAACTCACACCCTCCGCCAGCAAAGGTAAGGGGCGGCACATACCGGCGCACCAGAATGGTGTGGTAGGTACCCCATTCCTCCTCGGCCCGGATGCGCAGCTCGGTCGTCACCTGGCTGATGGACATGCCGCGCAGGGCGTACCACACGATAGCCATGTGATACGCCTCATCAATAAACGGGGTATCGGTGTCTGCTGTCAGCGTCTGCAATGGCGTTGCCGGCGTAGCTTTCAGCCACTCCCAGTCATTGCGGCACATCTGGATCTTCTGCCACGACTCACGAACCGCATTGACGTAGCTCAGCATCCTGCCGCTTTGACCAACCACGGTATCAGGGCCGCTGCCGAGATCCTGGCACTCGGCCCGCAGCCGCTGGCACAGCTCTAGAAAGGTCATGGTTAGCCGACCAGGCTGACCGGGTAGGACTGCACGGTGCGCGGTACGAGAGAGCCATCCTCGGCCTGCTCATAGCGGGTTTCGGTTGCCTGGATCAGCACCTGATAGACAGGCTCGGGCACTTCCACCGTTTTCTCGCGCTGGATGATGTAGGCCACCCCGTTGATAGAGGCGTAAACATCGTCATTGCCGCGACTGTGCGGATCGCGCGAGATCTTGATCTTGACCTTTTTGGCCTTGTTCAGTTCGCGCTGCTCAGCGGTAGGGGTGCCGGTAATGGCTTCGTGACTCGGCGCAGTGTTGGCGTCGCGGGTGATGCCGTTCGCTTGCTCCTGCTCGATGATCTCGGCGACCAGCTTGTCGCGGCTGGTATTGGCAGCCTTGTCGATGCCGAAGTTATCGGACAGGTATTTGCGCAAATCGGCAGGTGCGGCGTTATTGAGGTCAATCAGTTCCATGGTTCTATGCTCCTGAAAAAGAAAAAGGCCCGCACTTGGCGGGCCAGTTGTTGGTTGGCGATTACAGGAAGGTTACCGCCACCTCGATACGGGACAACCACAGCTCGTTGAGGCGAACTGCAGCAAACCAGCTCTTCCAGGAGGCAGAGCCACGCTGACCCATCGGGTCACCACCGCGAGGGGTGTTGGGGTTCAGGATCATCGGCACGATGGAACCCGGGCCGCCATTACCCTTGAGGGGAACGATGCCAAAGCAGTTTTGGCTCAGCACCACCATCGGGTACACGTCGGCGTTGGTACCGCCAGTGGACACCATGGTGCCCTTGGCTCCACCGGCATCAGGCAAGGATGCCAGCACAGGAGAGAGCACAAAGCGGAACTCCTCCACGCTGCCGATCTCTTCCGGGCACAGCGGCTGACGGGTACCGTACTCGGCAACCGACTTGAAGCCAGCCAGACCGCGGATATCGGAGTCGCAGTCGGTATGAGCCACCACCACAAACGCCGCCTCGACCGGCTTAGTTGCCACGTTGACAGACGGAGCCAGGATCTTGGTGATCTTCTTGGCGCGCTGCTTCTTGAGTGCGCGGGATGCCAGCCGCAGCTTGGCGAGGCTGATCGGGGTGTTGACCTGGTTACGTGCGGTGCCGTTGGCATAGATGACGCTAGTGCCACCGGAGATGACGCCCCAGGTAAGCACCTCGAAGGTCTCTGCAGCCTGCTCACCCAGCAGCATCTGCACATCCTGCAGCACCGGGTCTTCGTGGGTATCGTCGATAACGTCAGTGATCTCGGTCCACGCACCGTACTGAGCCAGGTTTACCGACACATCCTGATAGGCCATTTTCTGGCTGGATGGGGTAACGCCTTCGGTAAGCGGGGTGGTGGCCGCAGCGAACGGTACCGGGCGACGGAACTTGATCACCTGACCTTTGTTCTTGGGCTGCGGCTTGGGGTCACCAAACTTCTGCAGCACCAGGATAGGCTCGGCGTGCTCCAGCATCTTCACTTCGGCAATGATGCCGACACGCGGGGACACATCCCCATAAGTGGTAATAGGCATAACTTATCTCTCCTGAATCAGTATTTGCGCTGCGCCAGGCGTTTATCAGCATCGGCTGCGGCGCGGTTGAACACAGAGGACTCATCCGCTGTATCCACCGTGGCGCGTCCCTGACTACCGCCAAGCGGAGCCATGTCTGCCAATTTGCGCTGGCGCTGTGCGTTGCGTTGGGATTGAGCTTGGAGCTGGGTGGACTTGTAGAGGGTCAGCACCACATCGGCGTCAGCGGCACTGTCGGAGTTGGCAATGGACTGCACAGAGGCGGGCTGCGTGGCGATCCAGTTCTGGAACTCCTTGCTAACCACAACTGTTTCGGCGTCGGGGTGCCGACGAATCAGCTCGTCAGTCTCGATGTCGAGTAGTTCCTCCTGCTGTCGTGCCTGAGCCTCCTGGTGCAACTTGGCAACCGGCTCCTTTACTTGCGAGATTTCGCTGCGCAGGCCATCGCGCAGAGCGTTGGCAACGCCTTGCATGTGGTCGGCAATGTCGGGATAGTCCTCGCGCATTGCGGCAATACGGCTCTCCAGCGCATCAAGCTGGCGGTTGGCTTCCTTCCCATCCCCCTGCTTGTCTGCCTGCTGGATGCTGACTACCTGCTCGTTGAACTGGCGCTCTTTCTCGGCAAGTTGCCGCTGTGCAGCGGCGTACCGACCATTGGCAGAGCGGGCAGCCTGAGCCTCCCGATCCCGGTCGGCGATCAGCGATTGCAAATAGGCGCGCTGCGCTGGAGTTGCATCACGAAACAGGTCATCGTCACCGGGTGCGGCATGCTGCTCGGCAGCAGAGGCGGCCTCCTGTTGATGCTGTTCACTGCCGCCATCGCTGTCGGCGTGATGTTGCTCATCGTGCTGCTCGTCGTTGTTTTGCGGCTCGCTGGTTGCGGGCTCACCACGCAAACGCGCATCGGCGGCACCAGCAGCTTGTGCGAACACATCCAGCTCGCGGCCATCGGCGGCGCCCTGGTCAGCTCCTGTTGCGGCTTGGTCGTTCAGGTGATCCATGTAAAATCTCCAAAAAAAAGCCCGCACATGGCGGGCTGTTGTTACCTTCCGGTGTTAACCGGCTGGCGTGAAATCGGTGATCAGCTTGTCGAGCAGGCGAATTTGGGCTCGGATGGCCTGCGTCTGCTCATGGTCCATGTCGTTCTCAAGGTCAGCGCGCAGCTGAGAGAGTTGCTTTCTCAGGTGTTCCATCACCACATGAGTGTCTTGACTACGGCTGAGCATTAAATGCCTCTTGCAGCAGCGGACCTACTGGATAGCCGGCGCTGGCAATGCTGCCGGCCAGCTTGACGCCGCTATCGATACGCTCTTTCGCTTTGCGCGGGCGGCTGTAGTTGGCCCACGGATTGAAGGCAACACCGTAGAGCTTGGCCATGGTGGTCACCACGGCGATATGGACGATGGTCTTTTTCATGTTGAGTAAAACTCCTCTACTGCAGCCAGTCTGGCTTCCAGCATGTCGGCGTACTCGCGCATGGCCACCAGTTGGCGCTTCATGGTGTTTTGGTACGGCACGCACAGAGCATTGAACAGTTCGCTATGGTTGATTTGGCCCTCCAGCCCGGCAATGCGATGCCGGAGCTGCGCCAGCTCATCGCTGATGCGCTCCTGGATCTGCTCTGCGACTACGGTCATGCCGACTTCGCTTCGTGCAGCCGCTGCTTGAGCAGGTATCCCTCGAGCATCCATACCTTGTTGACGGCGTTCTCGCGGGCAATCTTGCGGCCAATTTCAGCGTCGAAGTTTTCCGGGCTGGCGCAGGCGCTTTCTCCGGTCACGGTGAATCCGTTTTCCAGAGTCAGGACGCAGAATGTCAGCAGGTCAAGCGAAGATGGGTAGCAACTACGCTCGCTGCCAGCAGCAAGGCAAGCTCCATGCACACCGTCTCCTGCCGTGAAGTAGTGCTCGCTGGCGATAGCCTCTTCGATGAGCTGCGGAGTGACGCGAGGAGCTGTCAGTCCCTTGGCTTGAATCTCTTTCTCGATCTGCTGGTCGCTCATGGCTTTACCCAATAAAAAAACCGGCACATGGCCGGGCTATGAAAATGGCGCTGGTTGCAGGACTCGAACCTGCGTCACCCCGATTATGAGTCGGATGCTCAACCGCCTGAGCTAAACCAGCGAAGTTACTCTCTCACTCTGCCTCCGGCAGTGCTTGAGCAGGCCCTTTACCCCGGGTCGGGAGATTGGATCACCTCCTTGTCCAGATTACGGGCGCCAGAAACGCAAAAACCCGCACAAGGCGGGTTATGAGACTCTGGCAGTCTTAGAGCTATTTTGTGCCACCTGCTGGAAAAGTCAACTACTCCAATCCGTAATTCCCGGTCGGCGGCATAATCTCCTTCATTCGAATCTCTGCCATGAACTTCTGGGTGTCGTGCGCCTGCTCCTTGTCGAGCTTCTCCAGCTCAATCATCAGCTGATCGCGGCTCATCTGCTTGGCCTGTGCCAGCTTCATCAGCTCGATGCGCTCACGGCGCTGACTGTCCTCATGCTGCAGCTGCATGGTCATCAGCTTGTACTGGCTGGAGAACTGGATCTCCTGCTGCTTGAGCGATGCCTGCATCTGGGCCATCTGCAGGGCGCTGGCACTCTTCATCTGGGCGAGCTGAGTCTCGTGCTCAAACTTGGCCTGAGCCAACTGCTGCTCCATCTGCAGCTTGATGAGCGCCGGGTCTTGTTGGCCAGACTCCTGCACCTGCTTGATGGCAGCCTCGTACTCCTCTTTGCTGCGCAGGATCTTGGCCGCGTCGATGTGCATGGACTGGAACAGTGTTGACATCGCGTCGTATTCATTGAACATCGGCGCAAACTTGGGGTTCTGGCTGTACTTGTCCAATATCTGGGTCAGCTGGGCGGTCTGGATCTCCTTGACCAGCAGCGCACTGGTGCCGCGGGCCTGCACCTCGAAATCACCCTTGATGGCGGCGTCATCGCCAAACTGCATGTTCCAGTTGTAGAAGCGGCGGATCATTGGCTTGGTGATGTTGTCGTCGTACTCCTTCACCTGCTGGCGGCGCACGGCGTTAGCAGCGTTCATCAGCATCGACATGCCGCCCAGCGTTGGCGTCACCTGCCCCTGCTCACCCTGACTTATCATCGGCACCCCGGCCTCACGGTCTAGCAACGAGAGCGCCAGCTGCAGGATGTTGGCCATGTCGCCCTGGCGGCTGTCGAAGTGAAACACCCCGAACGCCTTCTGAACCTCAGCCCACTGCGCAGCGCTATCCATCTCCCACACCTTGAATGGCGACGCTTCCCAGTTGCCATCAGTCGGGGTTATCACCCGCTTGTTCACCACCACCTGCGGCCCAACAGTCTTGGCGGCGTTGTCCAGCATCGCCCGCCATGCTGAGTTGATGATCCGCTGCGGGTGGCGCATCAGGTAAGGCATGGACAGGCCGAAGATACTCCCCTCGTCCGGCTCGCAGACGTAGACGGAATAGGGCCACTCCATGGTGTCCATCGGGTTGATAGTCACTTTCAGCACCACATCACCTGAGAAGATCACCACCCCATCGCACTCGCGACCATCCAGCCCCTCGGTATCTACCCCGGCGAACTGCAGCACATCGAGCGGAACAGGGCCGTGATAGGTCCACACCTCATAGCGGGAGTCCTGATTGGTGGGGTTGAGTCCACACAGATAGCGGATCTGGTCAACAAACTCGGCGTAGCGAGTTCTGGTATTGGATGCATCCTGCGCCAGCAGCTTATTAACCTGCTCCGGGATGAAGCCCATACTTTCCAGATTGAGCAGTTTGCGCAGCTCCTTCTTGGTCATGTACTCCCGCTCGTAGACAAACTCGCAGTCGGCAAAGCGGGTGGCGCTCATATCTGGCACGAAGTCCCACGGCAGCACGCAGCGCGCACCCGGCTTGAGGTCTTTCACTATCTCGACAGCCCACGAACCATCCTCGCCAGGCAGCCATGCCTGCTTGATGGCGCTCTCGACGATCGGCCCCTTGAGGATGCCGGTACCGATCTTGGCGGCGTAGTGCAGCATCCGGCGCGATTCGGCGTTGTAGTCGCAGGCGATCAGCTGGTCGTCGATAGTCTTTTCCATCGCGGCAGCAGCTGCCTGAGCCTTGGCCAGTATCTGCGTGGCAACCTGCGCCTCGCTCGATGGCTGCTCGTCGCCATCACTATCCATCACCACACTCTTTGCCATCATGGACAGCTTAGGGTCAGGAGACGGCGCGATACCGTAGTTCTTGTCATCGACCGGGAACAGCATATCTCCCATCTGGGCCGCCCATGCGTCGGTCTTTTCGCGGGTGACGTTGACGAATGCCTGCGACTTCTTGGCCTCTTTCAGCTCCTTGATAAACTCCGGCTCGTACTCGCCGCGGTACTGGCGCAGGTCATCAAGCCAGCGCTGCTCGACAAGGCTGCGCTGCTGGAGCTGGCTGCCAAGATCCTTGAATAGCCCACTGCCGAACAGATCGATGAGTGAAAGGCTCTCCACCGCCTCTCCAGACAGTGTAATTTCGGTCGGGTTTTGCATGTCAGTATCCTGTTACAGAGTCGGCGGCGCGCTGCGCTGCCCTGGTGGCGTTGCTGTTGATGGTCTGCTTGCGGTCCCGCTCCGGCATGGCACCCAAGCACAGGTACTGGGATGCGTCAGCAGGGTGGGAATACTGGTTCTTGTCTGGCTGCTCGGTGTACTTGGTGGCACCGGCCACGTTGAGCTGCTTGTACTGGTATCCGGTCTCGTAGGCCTTGATGATGACCCGGCAGTGCGGACTGATAAGCAGTGCTGGCTGGCCCTTGCCGACCAAGCGAGACATCCACCACCGAACCCCCTCAAGGCGCGCCATCAGGTTGTTGGTGTGAGCCGGCTCTGCTGGCATCCCCTTGTTGTTCAGCACCTCAAAGCAGGTGGTTTCATCTGCCTGACTGCGCCCTACCCCTGCCGGGTCACCCCAGATGGTGAACTCCATGTTGGCGTAACGACTGGTCAGCAGTGGCGACAACTGCTCATCAATGAAGCGCTCGATCCCCATGCCGGTGGCCACCACCTCATCCAGAATTCGCAGCTGCCCGAAGGCGGTGATCTGGCCGATGATGGCGGCCGGAGTCAGGCCGAAGTCCATGCCAATGACGATCGGCAGAGACTTGATTGGGCTGAGCTTGTCCTTGGCTACGTGCAGATCCCGGTTGAAGTGGTCGATAAAGACCGGCTTTCCGGTGGCCACGGTGGCAAATCTGTTGCAGATGCGCGAGCGGACCCAGTTCAAGGTCTTGCCGCCGAGCTGGTCAAACCAAGCGTCATACCCCTTCTTGTTGTTCTTGACGTTCTCGGCCTTGGGGTTGGCCACGAACCGGCGCCCCAGGTAGTCGCGAAAGTAGCCGGCATCGATAAGGGCTTGCAGGTCTGGCGAGATGGGGGCCCCGGGAGACACCTCTACCAGCGCCCCTGGCTGCTCGTAGAAGCTCCAGCCGACCGGCTTGAGGGAGTTGCCGTCGTCATCCTGCTCGAATTCGAATTTGTGCCACCAGTGGTCCTCGTCCGGGCTGTTGGTGTCCATGATGAGGCCGCACCACGTCGGGCCGCCGTCCTTGCCGGATGGGTAGCGGGCTTGCACCGCCCGGGATGCCGCCTCGTTGACAATGTTCAGGTCGAGGAACTGCGCCTCGTTAATCCATACGCCCGTCATCTCTAACGACAGCATCTTGCGGATGTCCTTGGGCCGGTCCATCGACAGGAAGAAGAACTCTGCCTCGATAATGGTCTGGCCGTCCGGGTGCGGGATCCGCATCATGCCGACGATCGGAGCGTCGAACTTGATGGGGCACACCTCTTCCGGGATCCAGTCCTGAAAGGTTTTGATGACCGTGGCCTTGAGCTCGCCATAGGTATTACGGATGCACACCCAGCGAGTCTTGCGCACACCGTCGGCGTTGGGCTCCTGATTGATGGAGACATCCAGCATGAACATCACGCAACCAACCGACTTGCCAGAGCCAACCGGCCCGCGCACGGCGGCGATCATGGGCCGATCCCGGTGGATGGCCTCAAAGGTCGGGCTCGGTTTGTAGGTGATGGTCCTAATCTCCATCGCCTTCCCCGCCCTTGTTCATAAAGCCCAGGTTCCACAGCACCTGAACGCCGGTATTCTTGCCCTTGCGCAGCAGCTCGTACTCGATTCTGGCCTTGTCGGTCAGCGCCTTGTCCTTTTCGGACTGCACCCGCTTGTGATTGGTGCTCTCGACGATGTACGGGATCTCGACGATGGTTTTCTCGAGCTGAACGATGCGACCGAGAACGTTATCCATCGCCCGGGTGGTGGAGTTGTAGAGCTTGTAGAGAGACATTCGCTGCTCAATGTCCAGCTCGTCCTCTGGCAGCTCCAAGTCCTTGGCGATGCGGCCGAGCGTCAACACCCCATTACGGAACCCGCAGCGCATGGCGACCAGCTCGTCGGACAGGTTGGCCTTCACCGCATCCTCGATCACCTCATCGGGAAAGAACTTGGCGTACACCCCGTGCCGCTGGGCAGGCTGGGCCACTTTGGTGGCGCGCGGCTTGTCTGTTTTCTTGCGGTGGTCACGCTCTGGGTTGAGCGCGTCATTCACCTTGCCGGCAGTGCGGCGCGGCGGCCGCTTGGCTTGCGGCTTCTTCTCTTTGTTGTCGGTCATGGCTATCTGGTACAGCGCTCCAGTGCGTCGATGTAATCGAGCAGGCGAGCCGTAGACTCACCAGAAAGAGAAACCCCGCCATCAGCGGCGGGGTTCCAGTTCAGTTGTGGTGCAGGTGGCGGGCAGTTAGGATTTATGCTGCTCGTTGCACACCCCGTCAGAAGCAGCGCCAAAGCGATCGGCAAAGCGCCCTTGCGGGTCAGCATGGTTCGCATCGTGTTCCTCCTGTATCTCTCTGGCTTGCTGAATGCGGAGCAGCCGCATCAGCTCGTCAACCACCAGTTCCAGCAGTTTCAGAAAGGCTGTCATCTTCACCCCTTACGAATTCAATGGAAAAATCCATTGGCCCAAGCGGCTTGCCGCATTCCCGGCACTGGCACGGGTCACCTGCCGACACACCAATGGCAATGGTGCAGTCAATGATTTCGCCATAAACAGGCATGCGGGCCAACTCCACAGCCGACCCGCCACAACCGTTGATGTGCATCAGGTGGAAGCGCATTACGGCCTTCGCGCCTTGTCTGCCGGCAGATTAAGCGCCACCTTGTCCAGGATCTTGGCCAGCCCGGTCAGGAATCCCTGCACCTTGCCGATGATCTCGTCATCCCGAGTTGAAGGGGTGATAGCAGCGATCTGGGCCAGACCCTGCACAATCAGCGACGCAGCGCCGACAACCGCCATCAGGATGAAAAACCAGTGGACGGCAATATCAATCACGTTCTCCATGTCTACCTCACAGGTTGCAAATCCGGCTCAGCCAGCCGTAGGCATTGGCCTCCTGCGACTCCTGACGCTCAGCCAGGGTGATGCAGTGGGCAATTCGAAGGGAGTTGACCGACTCGGCCAGCAGGCGCTTGCCACCGGCACCACGCGCCTTGATGTAGCTCTCCAGCGCAGAAAGAGAACGGGGCCCGATGGCCCCGTCTGCTTTCACGTCTGGATAGAGTTTTTGTCGATCGTTCAGCACATTCAGCAAGCGCTGCAGGTCGGTAGCAGCTCGCCCGGGGCCTGAGTTAACCCCGTAGTCAAAGAGATAGGTGGCCAAGTCGGCATCGAACACCTCGATGGTGGATAGGCGGAGCTGGTTCCAGTAGGAGGTGTAGACCTTGATCGCCTCATCATTGGGGTAGTCACGCATGCTGCCGGTGTAGCCGAACTGGCGAGCAGTGGCCTGAGTCACCCCCCAGCGAGTTGGACCACCGCGGTCCTCTGCACGGTCAGTGAACTTGTCACCGCCCTCGCGCTGGATCACCTCGTCAATTACCTGCAAACGGATGCTCATGCAGTACCCCCAATGCGCGGCTTGATAATGTTCGACCAGATAAACCACCCCATCTGCACCGCAATCCACAGCAGCGTGGCCACCAGAACCCAGTCATTCAGCGAATAACCAGCCAGCGTCATGCCGGACACAACAACGGGCGGGGCCGACTTTGCCACCCCTGCCGCCGCCGCTGCCGTGGCCAGCTCTTCCTCTTTCCCCATGCCCCACCCCAGAAATGAAAAAGCCCGCACAGTGGCGGGCCAGAAACGAAAAAGCCGGGCTCAAAAAGAGTCCGGCTATGATGGATAGATTTTGTGCCACTCATCAGCAAATAGCAAGCAATCGCAGATATTGGCAGGCGTCGGATTATTGACGGTTGGAGTTTCTGAGCATTCTTCCCATGGCGGTGTAAGCTGCAACCCTAATATCAGCGCGAGAGCTTTTTGCTCCATCCTCCAGCGCCTCAATAAGTCTTCCCTCATCAATAATTCCGCTCTCACCGATAGCAAGCAGCGAAGCCACCGTAACATCAACGCGCCCATCTTTCACGCCGACCAGCAAGGCATTAACCAACTTCTCTTCGTTACTCATCGCGCACTCCCGTGTTTGTGCTTATTTCATCTTCCGGTACCGCTCCACCTGCTGGAGGAAGAATGCCTGCATCTCACCCTTGTAGTTGCTGGCCTCACTCTCTGCCGGTGTCTTGATATCCGGGTTCCGTTCTTTCCAGACCGCATAGGCGGCCGCCTTCTCTACCTCCACCCGCTCTTGTTGCTCGGGTGTCAAACTGCAAAGGTTGTGGCTCATGGTGCCCTCCTGCCGCAGATGATACCCCACACAACGGAGAGGAAAAGAAAAAGGCGCCACATGGGCGCCTAATCTGGGATGCTCGTCACCGGTAATAGCCAGTGAGAGTTACCGTGTTCCCGCTGCGGTTTATCTCTCTGCGGCCGCAGTGGGTGAATATGACCTCCCCATCCAGCACATACACGTCATCACCTGAGCTGGAGATATGGCACAGCATCAACCTGCCACTTCTCGCAAGTTCTACGGCATCCTCTTCGGTATGCCCTCTCTTACTCAGCTCTTCAAGTACGGCCAGCTTCACGCTATCCATCATACGTGATGAAAGGTCATAGGCTAGAGCAGACAGATTAACCACTGGAGCCTTACCTGATATGGCCTCAAGCCTGTTGGCGTCATCGCGGCTGATAACTGCTCTAAGCTGTCTCCCTCCACCAGAAACAGATACCTTCTCTCCCCATGTTGAAAATGGGACTGGCACTTTGCTTCGGCTGATTGAGAACGGCGTGCCACCAAACTCAGGCTTGAGTGGAAAGGCTGTTACCTGCGGTAGCACTTTTGGCGCATACCTCATATCAAACCACACCCTTCCACCTCTCTCCAGCGCATCGATATCGCGAGCACTGAAAGGGATGCTGATGCCTTGAATTGGTATCAGTTCTCCATCACCACCATTTACGTGCAGGTTCATAGGAAAGCGCATGGTCATGCCGCCTTGGCCTTATCCAGGTACTGATGGAATGCCCGAACCGCATCGGTGTAGCAATACTGCAGCTCTTGGGCGGCGTTACGCTCTGCGTCGGTGGTCAGTGCCGGGGCTGCGATGTACCCAGCGTGGCAGTGCGGGCACGCGTGCGGCTTCGGCTTGGTGAGCTCCCCTGTACCGGAGCATGCCGGGCAGCGCCCGCCTTGGGTGTCACGCTCACAGCGGGAGATGATAAGCGTCCGCACCCGAGCCGCATTATCGTGATCCCCCAGCAATTCCAGCTCCCGGGCCCGCTTGGCTTCACGACGCCCATAGGGATGGTGGCGCTTGTAGAGTCGCAGCAGTCGCTCGCTGTCGCCATTCAGTTCAGCCACGCTCATCACCGCACTGACCGGGTAACTGGTGACCAGCTGGCGCAGCGCGGTACCGTCGGCAAGGTGGCGGGCACGGATAACCTTCACCCCGACAGGGTACAGGCGCTCGGCGTGGGCCAGTGCAGCCAGCACCTCCTCACGACCTACGCTATCGGGTGACCGCCCGGAGCGCTGTGATTCTGCCTCGATGGATACGGCCTTGGGGCCGTGCAGTTTGATAAGTAGCTCGATGCTCATGGTTTGGTCCTTTGGTCTTGGTCCTGGTTAAAAGCGGTTAACAGCCAGGCGCGAAGCTGGCCGGATTGAATGTGCTCTGGCGTGGCCTCGATGACAGTCCATCCGAGCAGGGCGGCCTCATTCATCTTGGCTCGGTCCTCTATGAAACCTTTGCCACGGGTGTGCCTGCCACCGGAGTGGATCCCGCCGTGGATCTCGACGGCGATCATGCGGGTGGGCCAAGCGAAGTCGAGTCGCCACTTGCGCTTGGGGTGGAACACCAGCTCTGTGGCGGGGTCAGGGAATCCGACCAGCTGGGCCAGCACGCGCTGGTGCAGGGCATCCACCTGCTGCGCCTTCTTGACCTTGTTTACCACAGCCTTGGCTTTCGGGTTGTTGCCGAGCAAGCGGCTGGCGTCGATAGCGGAGAGGTAGATCATGCTGCCCTCCCGATGATGTTCTTGCGCAGCGCGGCCACCTCCCTGGCTACCTGCTCCAGCAGATCATCCTCGGTACCGTGCTCCTGCTGCCAGGTGCGCGGTGCGGAGTGGAAGCCGGTTGGGTAGCAAGCGCGGTGGTGACGTGGGCACAGTGGCAGCACCCGAGTGTGCTCGGCGCGCTGGGCCATGCCAGACCCAGATCGCACATGATGGATTTCCGCTGGCGTGGCGCCATGCCCGGCATTGCGGCAGGCGACACAGCCGAGCGAGCTCACATCGTCCAGCCACTTCTTGTCAGCCTTGGTTTTGCTCATGCTGCCTCCTTGTTAATCAAGGAGTCGATGCGCGATGTTGCCACTTTAAAAATCTCGGTATCCATCTCCATCCCGATGAACTCACGACCAGTATTGAGGCAGGCGACTCCGGTGGTACCGCTCCCCATGCAGAAGTCGAGCACCACATCAGCTGGATTACTGAATGAGCGGATCAGCCACTCCATCAGCGCAACCGGTTTTTGAGTTGCGTGATAGCTGCCGCGCTGCTTGTCGCTCGAGAAGAACTGGACACTGCGCGGGTACCGCTCGGTTGAGTCGTATTCAGTGAGAGATAGGGCCTTTCCGTAGCACTCAGAGTTGACTGTTTTGCGCTTGGATGTCTTGCGGGCATGGCCAGAAGTCATCTGCGGGTTGTAGGTTGGCTGCTGGCGATAGAACACCAGCACAGACTCATGGGCCCGGAGCGGCTGCTTTTTCGCATTCAGGAAGCCAGTGGCGTTACCCTTCTCCCAGATGATCTCGTACTTGAACATGCCAATATTCGAGCACACCAGCTGGGCAGTGAACGGCTGTGCAGCGGTCATCACGATAGCGGAATTTGGCTTGCACACACGTTCCAGCTCGCGCCACATGGCAGCCAGATCGATAACGGAGTCCCATTTGCATTGGGTGGTACCGTAAGGCGGATCAGCCAGCACCATATCAATCGAGTTATCAGGCAAGCTTGGCAACAAGCTCAGGCAATCTCCTTGGAGAAGCTTCATGCAGCCGCCCTCCCGTATGCCGCCACCCAGTCGAAGCCGCGGCGGGATTCATCCCCGAACTTCACCCCCTGCTGGGCGCCGAAGGATTGGGCCAGCTCGATGAGATCGCGCATCTCGCGCACGGTCATCTTGGAGGTGGACTTGCCAAGCACTACGAACCCGTTGCCGTCGATGTTCGGCACCACGTCCTGCTGGTACAGGGCGGCGGAGAGGACGTGCTTCCAGTCCTCCTTGGAGAGCTTGCGGCCGTGCCAGTTGACCTGCTCGGCGATGTCTGTCATGACCGCCCAAAACAGGGCGTTCTGGGCCAGGCTGCGGGTCATTTCCTTGATTTCTATGACCAGCGGCTTGTCCTGATCAACCGGCAGGCTTGCGACCAGCTGGCAGGCGCGGGAGCGGATTTCAGGGCTGCGCAGGAAGTGCTTTGGATAGTTGCTCATCCTCACCCCCGCTTGGCTTTGTTGCGGCGCTTGGCGGCGGCACGCTGGCGTTTTGCGGCCCTGTCATTGCGCGGGTTGGCGATGCAATATGGGCTGCTCATCGAGATTGGCATGTTTGGAGTGAAAAACGGTGCGGCCTGCAGTGCCTGTGGCAAGCTGATCTCCAGCGATGCAATCGCGGCCAATATCACTGATTGCGGAATTCTCATGCTGCCACCGCCTTAGCCGCAACGGCTTCCGCAGTGGGGAACGGCGAGAGGCTGTAATGCCAAACCTGCTTGCTGTCGATGGTCTGGCAGTTGGAGTGTTTTACCCAGCCGTGGCAGCAGACTTCGCGCAGGCGGGCGCTGATGGCGGCTTGAGTGTCGGCGTGGCCGAAGCGGTTCCAGCACTCGCGCTCGATGTCGCGCAGGGTGCGGGCTTTTCCGTCGCGCATGATGGCGATGACGCGCCCAAGCTGGGTCGCAACGGATAGATCTCGGGTATTCGATTTTGCGGTCATGGTCGGGTCCTTTGGTTAAACAGCCGGGTGGTCTAGGTCCGGCATGAACATGTTACGGCGCGATATACCGGTTGTCACTGGTTGGCAAGGCCCTCCCCATCAAAGTTATCCACAGCTCCATTTGCAACACCACCTCTCAACACCATCACTGGCGCGCCTCTCAGCCGTTTGACCTCCTCCGCCACTTGCTCAGGCGTCGTGTCGATCACCAGCCAATGCCCCGCCCCGCGCTGGCAATCTGTGTGTCCCAGCACGGCGATCTCGTCTGCCACCTCCAGCAGCACCCGCTCTCCGCACCAGCCTCGCACGGGCGGATAGATCACCACCCGGCAAAACTTCGCGGCCTTGACCGCGGCGATCACGTCAGGATTGAACATTGGCCATCCCTCCACGCTTGAACAGGGCCTTGAGGCTTTCCACTCCGCGCTGGCCTGTTTGCTGGTAATACTCCGGGCTGTGCTGGATCTGCTCACGCGTTGGCAGTCCCTTGCGCACCTCCTCCCCAAGATCCTCACCGGCAACAACCCGGCGCAGCAGCTGGGCGTATGCCTGCTCGAACACTGGTCGGTAAGCATCCAGGCTGAGCGTCTGGCGCTCCCAGCTCGTCGCCTTGGCGGCCAGCTCGACGGCTGGATGGGTGTAACGCCGGGTGCGAACCTCGACCAGCGCGGTATCCAGCGACGGCAGCCCCATCGACTCAGGCGTGATCTGGCACCACCTGATAAACCTGCTGGTGCTCGGGAACCACTCCCCGCCCTGGCTTCGTGCGGTTCGCATTCCCTGGCTCAGCTGATCACGACTGGTGCAGTTAGCCTCGACCAGTGCAACCGTCCACTCTCGCAGCGCCCTTGCCTGCATCTCGGGATTGGGGAAGGCACGCTGCCAGGCAGGGAAGATCACCTTGAGCTGCTCGAACAGCATGGCGACCACCTTGGTATCCTGATCCGTTACCACCGCGGCAACCTGGCGCACTGGCGTGACAGGCAACTCGCTCGGCATACCAGCAAGGACCTCGCTTAACGGTTTCATGGTCATCAGAACCCCTCCTGAATCAACTGGTTGAGCTTGTCGGCGTTCATGGTCTTTGTCAGATCCCACTCCTCGCCACGCATCGGCTGGCGCACCACGCCTGCACGCTTGGCGGTGAGCTTGTCCCACTGCTTGCGCAGGGTCTTTGGGCACAGCACGTTGGCAGACCAGAACGGGTCGAGGTTGGCCCACTTGAACAGCGAGCAGATATCGTGGTGGGTGTACCCCAGCTGGGTTCGCATCAGGCGGATATCGTTCGCCCACTGCGCCCAGTTTGGCGCCTTGGCCGTTGGGTTCACCACCAGAACCCTGCCGTGGATGTATTCAGCGCAAGTCAGGTCATCCTGGGTTCCCCAGAATTTCCCGCTCGGGGTCTGGATGGCAGCATCTGGCCGAACCTTCTCGACAGCAGCAGAAACCGATTCAACAGCACCGGAGTCGGGGAGCGCGTCAGCGTTCTTCGACGAAGAGATCTTTATATTTTCTTTTAATGTATTTATTTCTTGTTCTGTTGTCGTACCGGTCGAAACACCGATCGGTACACCGGATGGCGTATCAACAATGCCAATCAAGCCCATATCTGGCGCGGCTTTGAGCGTTTCGGTGTGCGTATCGGTCAGCGTACCGGTCGGTGTACCGACCGAAACGCCACTCAATTGAGTCTCTTTTTGCTCAATTGGAGCCGGTTTTTCTGGTACTGGTTCAGCAATGTCCACGGCCATAACAGCGGCCTGGTAGTCGTCGTAGTTGTTGACGGTGATAACAGAGCCCCATGGGGTGCCATGAATGCTCACCATCCCCTCACGCTCAAACCATTCCAGCAGCCGAACGGTGGCTTGCTTGGACAGAGCTACCCCTCGCTCATCACGCAGCATCGCACCAAGATCGGTGGCGCTGATTACCAGCTGGCCGCGCATCAGTGTCCACTCGCGCCCCTTGTAGCTCACTGCGCACTCTTCATAGGCAGCAAGGCTGATAAGGCGCATCCATCCTGCAAACTTCACTGCGCTCTTTGCCCAGTCGGCGGCCATCAGAGACCGCCAGCAGATCACATACCCGCTGCGCCTGTTGGTGCTCACGTTGCTACCTCTGCTGATAGGTTTGGAAATGGGGGCGCCTGCCCCCGGGAATTTGATAACGGTGTTCATGCTGCGTACTCCCGAAACAGATCAAGCTGGAACTCAACAGGGAAATTGCCCTTGATGGCGTTGTGCTCGTCGTCAGTGATGGAGTGCTCAAGCGCATAGGCTTGGATATCCATAACCCCGAGCTGGCGCTGTAGGCGCTGCCAGAACTCCGCGCGCTGGATGATTTCGTCCAGGCTGGCAGGCTGTCCCTTGCTGATGGTCACGATCCGGTTGTGCAGATAGAACTTGATTGCCTCTGCCGGGTCCTCCCCAGTGCAGTCAATGGCGATAGGGTTGCTGATGAAGTGTTCGAGCCACTCAAGTGCTGCCGTTTTATCGATGGCCATCTCTTGCGATGCTTCGAACGACAGGATCGGCTTCTCCTTGCCGGTCAGGCGATCGGTGATGGTTGGTGCCTCAATGCCTGCGTGCTGCATGGCGTAGATATGGGCAGGATCTGTCAGTCCACCAATGCCGTGCGGAGGAGCAATACCCTCTGGCGGCTTGAACCAGCGCCTGGATGGGATCTTCACCTGCTGGGTTGGCAGTGTGCATGGCGGGTAATAGCGGCGGCCGCAACGCATGATGTTGTGGTACTCATACAGCGCGCCGAATGCGTGGCGAGCGTCCCGGTACACCGACCAGATGAAGTCGATGATGACCAGCTGCCAAGGCTTGATCAGCTGGAACCGCGGGAAGCCGTCGTTATGCTCATCAGCCCATGCGCATTCATCCGCGTCGATAGTCAGCATGAAGCGCAGCAAGTCGCGGCGTGTGACGAAGTTGAAGTAGTCAGGCTGCAGGACGATATAGCCTGTCTCCTGATCAACAGAGCGCCCAAGCCACTCACGACGTGACATATCCCAACGGATGCCAAACAACCAGTCACGCAGCTTGGCAATGGGCTCCAGGTAGCCATAGGTTCCGCGGTCATTGGCAATCATGGCCTGCAACGACTTGTCACGGTCGCCTGTAGCGACGCAGGCCCAGCACCCGAACCGCGCACCACAGGCAGAGCTGTTGAGCTGCTTGTCCGCCATGCCAGACACACAGCCGCCGTTCGCGTCCTTGTAGAGCGACACCAGCAGGTCAAAATGCTTGGTGAATGAGGTAATCAGCTGGCGCCCCATTCGTTGATCGCACTTCTGGAGCAGGGTCCAGACATCGACCTCATCCCAATCGGCGATCGGGGTGGCGTACAGGTCACCATCTGGGTTGGTGAGGATCTTGCCGGCCTCATCTCCGCGCTCGGTCATGCGCTGCTCGCGCTCCTCCGACTCGCTAAAGCGGGTACCGACCAGACTGATGATCTGGTTACCAGCCTCCTTGGCCAACGCCTTCTTGGCCTTGATGATGGGCTCAATCTTCCAGTCCACGCTGCAATCACGGCTCATCCCCGGATAGCGAGGCAGTTTGCCGCGTCCTACGGTGACATAGTGGAAGGTGGCGGAAAGTGGCGGGGATACCTGATGGTATTCCATCGGAAGCCCATCTCTGGCGCAAAACATCTCCAGTTCTCCGGACATGTGCTCAAAGTACGCATCCAGAGCCGGGTTCTCGATGGTGGTGTCACTGGTGATGGCGAAGCACTTAGGCAGGGTTGCCCCTGCCTCCTTGGCTCGTTTCATGGCTTCCAGCATCAGCACCAGAACGGCAGTGCTATCCTTGCCCCACGACAGCGAGCAGCAGAGGCCATACCCCTGAGTAAGCCACTCAACCATGGGGTTAACTGCAGCATCGATAATGGCTTTCATGCCACAACCTCCAGCTCCGTATACTCGCAGCCGGGGCACTCATAGGCGTTATCGTCGGTACCGGTGCGCAGCTCGCCGCCACACATTGGGCAGTGATCCAGATCGGAAGTGGAAAAAGAGGCGGCCCCCAGGGCCTTGGGTTCAATAGTCATGGTCTTGGTCCTGTAAGCCCGGTGGTTAAGCGGGCTGGTTTGCTACTGGTTAGGCGCTTGGCTGCTTCTCGGCGCGCTCGATCTTGCGGGCCATCAGCTCGCGGGAGAGTCGAACGGCGGTTTTATCAGTGCCTGCGGCGTGCGCGGTCGGGATCAGCGCAGTGTCCAGCTCAAGCGACAGCTCATGGATCACCGATTTCAGGATGATGTTTTCCCGATCGGTGACGTGCTTTGCTTCCGGGCGAGGCGGTCTTGCTTGGATGGTCATGGTGGTTATCTCCCTAAAACGAAGTTGATCAGGCCAATGAGCTTCTGCACCGGCTTCTTGGGGCGCTCCTCGTCGTATGCAGCCTCGTCGGCAGCGGTGAACGTGAGCAGGCCGCGCTCTGGCAGGCCATCCCCTTTCAGGATTTCATCGACGGTGACGGGCGGGTAACCCTGCTCGATGAGGCTCCGGTTGGCTCGTTTCACGGCTCTCGCCAGGATCTGCGGCTCGTGCTTGGATATGGAGTTAAGGAGCATCAGCAGCGAGGTGCGGGCAAATGCGGTTTCAGTCATGCCGACTTCGGCACCGACTTCCTGCCACACTTGGCGGTGGCCGACAGTTCCGCGCACCCGTAGCGGCGAGCGGATGTCGAGTTTTTCGTGGTCTTGTAGCGCTTCTCTTCCCATGGTCGTGGTCCTTTGGTGGTTATTGGTCAGGCCGGTGGTTAGGCGGCCTGCTTGGTTTCTTCTTGCTCTGGTCGGTAATCCTCCAGGCCGAAATCAAGGCTGCCACCGGAGGCAAAATGAATTTTGGTGGCGTACTTGGCCGGAACGATATCAGGCCACTCGGATACGGTGCTTTTGGTGACGCCGATGGCGCGTGCCATTGCGTTGCTACCACCAAAAAACTGGATGGCTTGGTCTTTCTTCATTGGTCTGGGTCCTTTTATGGTTACTGACAATACAAAATCCATTTTGGTTCGGTTTTCCGAACAAGTCAACCATCGGCATCTCGCACAAGAAATAGGTCAAAATGACCAAGTGTTTTTTAATTCGAACGAGATCGACATGACCTCTTTTAGAGATCGACTGAAATACATGCTGAATGAGCGTGAGTGGAATCAGGCCGATCTGGCGCGCAAGTCAGGGGTAAGCAAGGCCGTGATCTCCGAGCTGCTGTCTAACCCATCCAAGGACTTGCGAGTGAGCAGCCTGCTCTCAATAGCAAAGGCTCTAGGGTGTGATCCTCTATGGCTATATACCGGCAAGGAAAGCGGCACCTATGTGTCAGACACGAACCTCGGAAAGGTTCCGGTATGGGAAATGGCTGAGATGGCCAAACACCCAACCGATGCCCTGTCTACGCTCGACAGCGGCAGGAGTATTTTCAGTGAGGCCAATGGCCACCTGATAGGGATTGTTGCTGACGATGATAACCTCTCCGAAACCGGCATCAGAGTTGGTGACATCTGCGTTATTGACCTTGCAGATCGCGAGCCTCGTCATAACGACATCGTTCTTGTGAGACTATCGAGCAACAAGCAGGAAAGGCTGCTCAAGGCTCTAGCAGGTCTATCAGGCATCACCCTGGTAACCGATGACCCTCGCCTTGGAGTGGTACCGATCAAGGATGCCCTAGTGTACGGGCGCATGATTGAACTGCGACGAGACGTAAAAGAGTAACCACCACAGCATCAGTAAAGCCCGCATCACGCGGGCTTTTTTGTGCCTTCATCTTGCCGGATAACACCACCGCAAAAAAATAGTTCGAAAAACCGAACGTTTTCTATTGACGATACCGATCGGGAATATTAACCTTTGAATCGTTCGGTAAAGCAATCCACCGAACCAAGACCGGTAACAGCAAGGGGCAGCGTGGAAGGCGGCCAATCGTGGTGAAGGTCTTGGGAAACAAACCTCCCGCTCTGGCGGAGTAAAAGGCCAGAAGACAACAGGAGGTGGTATGTATCAGCTCATGATGTTGTCGCTACTGGTAACGCTTTGCCTTGGGCGTTGTCCAGTCAGAAGACCAGATAATGGTCATGAATCGGAAACCTGTCGGGAGCACTCAGCTCTCAATATGACAAAGAGTTTTGGGCTCTTGGTTTAGCGATACAAGGCAAAGTTCTCTTGGTGTCATCGAGGCGGCGACCTAGAGATAGATCCCGCCTAGTTCGTAGCAACACGCGTTGCGTGTTTATCCGAACCGAGCTTGCTGGAAGGTGAGCACACAACTGAAGTGCCTCTGCTCAGCGTGCAGGCTGAGTTCCTGCACGAGTCTGGTAAGAAACTCCAGATAGAGGCACTCCAGTTGTGGTGAATGGACGGTCTTTGCGCCAGTTGGTATTCGCAGGGATCCCACTCAGACCAAGTCCGGTGTCAGACCAGGACACCACAACAAACCGGCTGGGCTACAGCCTTTAACTGGACGCCAGCGGTCGCCGGATCAGGTAACCGGCAACATCGGAGATTAGGCAAGCGGTATGCCACCTCATTTGGGATGAGGGCTTCACAGGTTCGATTCCTGTATCTCCGACCAAATTAAGACACTCAGCAATCAGGACGACCAGAAGTAAAGCGCCTGACCAGCGCGTAAGAACGACAAAGCCCGCACGAGGCGGGCTTTGAAGGACCGGGTACCACCCGGTCATAGAATGCCGGGGGACCAACCCCAGCAATCAGGACCTCGACCAGCCAAAGCCAGTGAGTATCGGCGAGGACCAACTCGCCAACAGGAGTGAATGTACCATGACCAAGCACATTTTTTCCAGAGCCGCGAAACGCGCAGACAAATTCATCTTCGCTATCGCAGACAAGTTCAATGGCAACGCCGCCCGCCGCCGCGCCATTCGCCAGCGCCTTCACGTTGCAATGCTGGCATCAGAGCAACACCGCATTGTGGCAGCCCGCGCAGCCCAGCGCCGCACCACAGGCTTCACCAAGCACAGCGCCCTCCTCCACTGGCGCGCAGATTTCCACCGCAACGCCGTCTGACCCGGGTCTGGCGCTTCCCTCATAGCGCCGTAGCCAAAGCCTCTTTTTCAAGCACCGCAAGGATGCTTTGGCTTCGCTCACGCCAAATTCGGCTGAGCTCGCTCTTTAACAACTCGGAACCGGCTCACAAACACGAATCCCGATGCCGGTAGGGATGCGCCGATAACCCGTCAATTCGGAAAGCGGTGCGTGAACGTGAACGATTTATCGCTCGACTATTGCGACATCAACACAACAGGGAGTGCGAACGATGTGACCGACAGCCGTTAGAAGCGGCCAATCCATGCGCCAGTAGTGATGGCGCCCCGAGTCCCCTTGTAGGGAGCCAGCTTTGCATCTGGTGAGGGTCAATAAGCAAAGTGGCATGGGTAGAGCGGTCCACAACTCTGGGGTGGACACCTGTTATCGGCCGCGGGAGCGCGACACACGAACGGCTGACCAGACAGCGCCGGATAACGTAACCGGCAGACCAGCTGGCAACAGCGGGTATCCCAAGGCGGCTCCGGTGGAGCTGGCAACAACATAGCGTCGAAGCTGTGGCCGCCTTCGGATAACCAAGAGGACCACGACCATGAAACACCTGACCGAGGCCCAGGTAATGGGCTTTCGCGGCTCCATGCCGCCCCGTACTGAACACCGCTACAGCGTGAGCGTTGAGCCCAGCGCAGCGGAGCGCCGCAGCGCCCACGAACGCACCGCCACCCGCCGCGCCATCGAGGAGTATCACGAGAAGCGCGCCCTGCAGCGTGAATTGGAGTTATAGCCATGACCAGAGAATCCGCTCTGCTGGCTCTGCTCGAAAGCCGCGAAGCCGAGGCCAACGCCAAAGCCGAGTGGATCGCCGAGTGGGTAGCCACCAACCGACCGCTCCTGATGTCAGGCATGCTGGGCACCGACCCGGCAACCCTGCTGTGTGAGCTCAGCAACAACGACCAGCACCGCCAGTACAACCAAGCCATCTGGCTGCTGATGAACGACGGCGATCACTCCCATCTGGTGCAGTTTATCCAGCAGGTGGTGGATGCCGGCCTTTCCGACCTTGCCCATGACGCATGGAGCAATCACCTCGCCGAGCTGCAAACCGCCATGAGCGAGGAGCAGTGGGAGCAATACCAGCACAGGAGCGCAGCATGAAGCAGCATGTCAATGAACCGTGGAGCGCTGTTGAAGTCACCAATGATGAAGATCAGCTTATTAAGATCCGCGCATCGAATGGAGCAAACATCGCTCGCCTCTGGATTGATGTTGATGACAATCATTTCAGTGACGAACAGCGTGAAAATGCCCGCCGCATCGTGGCCTGCGTGAATGCGTGCCGCGGCCTGCCGACCGATGAGCTGGAGCAGAAAGGCATTGTCGCTGCCGTTGGTACCCAGCTGTTGGAGGCCGATCAACTGCGCGACGAACTGCTGGCGGCGCTGGAGCTGATGGTTGCAATCCATGATGAGCCATCTGGCTTTTCTGGTAAGTACGGGAAAGCCCTAGACGATGCGATTCAGGCCCAAGAAGAAAAGATCGACGAGAGACTTCTTATGGCCCGCACCGCCATCGCCAAAGCCAAAGGCGGTGTCGCATGAACGCCGCCGTAGATGCCAGCCTGGCCCTGCCGCAAGGGCTGGTGCTGGGCCTATCCAACGAGGAGTACCACTCCGGCCCCGGCATCAGCAAATCCCAGCTCGACGATATCGCCGAGAGCCCAGCCACCTACATCTGGCGAAAAAGCGCTCCGGTAGATGAGGAAAAGCTCAAGGCGCTGGACATGGGTACCGCCCTGCACTGCCTGCTGCTGGAGCCGGAAGAGTTCAAGGATCGCTTCATCATCGCCCCCGAGTTCAACCGCCGCTCCAACGCTGGCAAGGAGGAGGAGAAGGAGTTTCTGGCCAACTGCGCCAATCTGGGCAAGACCATCATGACCGCAGAGGAAGGGAGGAAGCTCCAGCTGATGCGCGAAAGCGTGTTCGCTCACCCTGACGCCCGCTGGCTGCTGGAGCAGGACGGACTCTGCGAGGGGTCGCTCTATTGGACTGACCGCGAGACAGGGGAGCTCTGCCGCTGCCGGCCAGACAAGAAGCTCAACAACCACCCAATTCTGGCTGACGTGAAGAAAGTGGACGACATGAGCCGCTTCGAGCGCCACGTCGAGGAGTTCCGCTACCACGTTCAGGACGCTATGTACTCCGACGGCTTTCGCGAGATTTACGACGAGATCCCGGACTTCATTTTTATTGCGGTCAGCTCATCCATTGAGTGCGGCCGCTACCCGGTGCGGGTTCGCCCGCTGGAGCAGGAGTGGAAAGAGGCTGGCAAAGACCTCTACCGCCGCGACCTGCGCAAATTCCACGAGTGCCGCGTCAACAACGACTGGCACGACCTGATACCACTTACCCGCCCGGCATGGGCAAGGAGAGCAGCGTGAACAACGTCGCAATGATCAAACAGCAGGCGGTTGAGAACTTCGCCGCCCAGTTCCCTATCTTGGTTCAGCGCGGCATCGATGAGCCGACCTGGAACGCCCTGTGCAATACCATCTACCCTGGCGCTAACCCTGACTCTGTAGTGATGGCCATTGACTACTGCAAGGCTCGCGGGCTCGATATCCTGCTCAAGCCGGTGCATTTGGTACCAATGCAGGTCACCGATGCTCGCACCAAAGATAAGGTGTGGCGCGATGTGCCAATGCCTGGTATCGGCATGTACCGCATTCAGGCAGACCGCTCCGGAAACTACGCCGGTGCTGATGAGCCTGTGTTTGGCCCTGATGTGACCGAGGAGTTCCAAGACCCATACAACCAGCAAAACAAGGTCAAGGTCACCTATCCGCAGTGGTGCAAATACACCGTCTACAAGATGATCGACGGTCAGCGGGTCGCCTTCCACGCCCTTGAGCGCTGGAAGGAGAACTACGCCACCCAGAGCAGCAAGACCGAGTGCCCCAACGCCATGTGGCGCAAGCGCCCATATGCCCAGCTGGCCAAGTGTACCGAGGCGCAAGCGCTGCGTAAGGCATGGCCGGAGATCGGCAGCGAGCCGACCGCAGAAGAGATGGAAGGCAAGGAGATCATCATCAACGAGATCCCGGGATCCCAAGTGCAGCAACAGAAAGCACCAAACCGCACGCTTGCCGCCATGAAAGGCAGCATGGAGCAGCCGGTGACGCTCGAAGCTGAACCGCAGCAACAGACTGAACAGCATATCGAAACAGTCGATCAGGTTGACCACTCCAGCGCCTACGCTGACCACTGCGCAGCTATGGAAGGCTCGTCATCACATGATGAGTGGCACCAAGTCTACAAGGCAGCATGGGCATGGGCACTTGAAACTGGCGATCAGAGCATCATCGCCGGGATCAAGCAAATTGCCGGCGAGTGCAAGCGCAAATTCGACCAGCCGCAAGCGTAACCAACCACTTCAACCCATCCAGCCCGCCAACAAGCGGGCTTTTTTATGGCCGAGCGCCACAAGGACCGCGACATGACCGAACAAGCAAAGACTGACACCGCCCAGAACCAGCTGGTTGTCATCGAACCCACTACCGCCGTCGCCCTGTTCACTGAGGGCCAGGGCGTGGCTGAGCTTCTGGCCGATATCCGCCAGAAGGCATCCAGTCTGGTGCCTGACGTGACCACCGTTAAGGGCCGTAAAGAGATCGCCAGCGTCGCCCACGCTGTCGCCCGCACCAAAACCTATATTGATTGGCTCGGCAAAGAGCTTACCGACCAGTACAAAGAGATCCCCAAGCGCATCGATGCGAACCGCAAGGTACTGCGCGACACGCTGGATGCCCTGAAAGACGAGGTGCGCGCCCCGCTCACCCAGTACGAAGCGGCAGAAGAAGCCCGGGTTGCCGCCCTCAAGGAGCGCATGACAGCCTTCGCCGATGCCAAGCAGGCCACCGCTGAGCTGCCGAGCACCGAGCTGGAGCACTATCTGCAGCAGATTGAAGCGATCGCCATCGACGACAGCTGGGAAGAGATGACCGCCCAAGCCGGTGTAGCCAAGGATGCTGCGGTGCTCCACCTGCGAACCGCCATTGAAAAGGCCAAGGAGCGTGAAGCGCAAGCTGCCGAGCTTGAGCGCCTGCGCCAAGAGGCTGCAGCCCGCGAGCAGGAAGATCGTGAGCGCCGCATCGCCGAGCAGGCCGCTGCGGCGGAGGCCCAGCGCCAAGAGCAGGCACGCCTCGATGCCGAGCGCCGCGAACGCGAAGCCAAAGGGCGCGAGCAACAGGCTATCCGCGACGCAGAGGCCGCAGAGCTGGCCCGCCAGCAGGCAGAGGCCCGCCGCATTGCCGACGCCGAGCAGGCAGAGCAACGCCGCTTGCAGGCCGAAGAAAATGCCCGCCGCCAAGCCGAAGAGGCTGCCGCCCGCGCAGCCGAGCAAGAGCGTCAGCGCATCGAGAATGAGCAACGCCTGAAAGCTGAAGAAGATGCCCACCGCGCAGCAGACCGCGCCCACCGCGGCCGCATCAACAGCGCCATCGTGATGGACTTGATGGGGATGGGGCTCTCTGAGGATATCGCCACGAACCTCGTCAGACACATCGCCAGCAACAAGATCGAGCACCTCTCCATCAACTACTGACCAACAAGCCCCGCCGCCAACGGGGCTTTCGCTTTACAACAGGACCACGAACAATGACCACCGAACTGAACCCCAGTGAGGCAACCAGCCTTGCCCTGAACACCATCACCAACCAGATCCGACTGCTGGCAGACATGCCAGCCGAGCACTGCAAGCAGGCAGTCGCCGGTCTGGAGCCTATCGTTACCGCCAACCTGACCATGATCAGCGAGGCGGCCAATGCCCATATCGACGAGTTCAACGGGCTAATCGACCAGCTGGAAGCCCTGGATGGCGAGCTGAATGACCAGATCGCACTGGTCAGCCAGCTGCGCCAGCAAGTAGCCGAAGCAGAGCAGCGCATCGCAGCAGCACGGCAAGAAGGCGCAGCCGAGCTGGAAGCCAAGGCAGATGAGCTCTACAAGGCGCAACGCGCCCTGAACGAGGTGGAGACCAAGTTCAGCGCCCTGCAATTCACCTCACGCCAGACCGATCGCCAGCTGGCTGACCTCAAAGCCATGGATCCCAAAGGGATGAAGGACCGCATCAAAGAAAAGAACAAAGAATTAGAGGGCCTTCGCACCGCGATTGCCAAGCACAAGAGCAACGAGGCGGCCTACCGCTCCGAGGTGCTGAAACTCGAGCGACGCATCAAAGACCTGCTGGACGCCATCAACGAGCAGGATCGCGAGCTGGAAAGCCGACACGGCGTAATCATGGAGCTGGAGAGCTGCCGTGATGCCAAGCTGGTCTGGTTCAAGCACCTGGCCAAGACCTACAAGGGCGAGGACGGCACGCTCTGGAACGTCTACTTGGTAGATCACGGCCTGCAGTCAAACCTCCCCTACCTCATCAACGACCTCAACTGGAAGCTCCACGCCATGCGCTCAGACGCCACCGGTTGCACCGTGATGCTGAGCGAGTGGATGAGCCCGATATTTCCGAGCGTCATCGCCCGAGACATCCCGATGGAGGCGATCCGCGACATCCACGCCTTCATGCTCGATGCGTTGGCTATCACCCACCCTCACCTGCAGCCCCGCGCCGAGTGGGCGCAGACAGTCCACATCAGCGAGATTGGCCTCAACGCCAAGGTGCAGGGGCTGCTGGAGGATGCCGGAATCACCGATCTTTGGAAGCTGATGGTTAACCAGAGCGACAAGCTGATGGCAATCAAGGGCATTGGCGCCAAGCTGGCCGATCAGATCATCAGCGCCGGACAAGCCGCGGTTCGCCAGTGGGAGAAAGAGCAGGCAGAGGCCAGCCAGCAACCGGAACAGCACAAGGAGGCTGTATGAGCAAGCCAATTACTGCTGTGAAGCCTATCAAGGCTTACAGCGTGCAGGATGATGAACGCGGTGAGGTTGTGTTTGCTACCAGCGGGATAGCCGCTCGCCGGATTGGGGCGAATCAGCTCAACACTGATTTTGAGTGCATAGAGAGCTGCCGGAGACTGCCTTGGGCTGACAAATATGCCAGTGCAGGGAGAGTGCCGCCGCTTGAGCTGATTGCGCATGGTTGGTGGTTTGAGTGCTCACACTGCTACCGGAAGGTGTGTGATGACAGCTGCCACTATGACAAAGAAAGCGGTCAGGAAGTCATGCACCAACCGGTGGAAGAAGGCGACTGCATTTACTGCACTCCAGCATGCAGGGATGCAGAGCTGAAAGCTCGCGCCGAAGCTAAGGCCAGAAAAGAAGCCACCATCAAGTTGGTAACCGATAAATTCCCCGGCGTAGAAGTTAAATGGGTCGGTGATGGAGAACCAGCAAAGGTGTCATTCACATTTCCAGGTGGAACCTATGCAGCTCACTGGACAGTTGGTGAAGGAACTATAGAAGTTGCGAATGGCGACACTGCATCTTGGGAGGCTTATCGGGAGCCGTATCGCCAAAAGGAGGCCGCCAATGGCTGACTACCGCGGATCTACCACTCCAGAAGCCACCCGCGACATGACCCAGACCCCGCTCTATCTGTTCAGAGCGCTTGATCTGGAGTTCAACTTTGTCCTCGATGCCGCCGCCCTGCCGGAAACAGCACTCTGCCAGAAGTACCTGACGCCGGATATCGACGCCCTGAGCGTGGACTGGGGCGACTTTATCAGCCCGTCGGTGCGCTCGCCGTGGGCTTGGCTCAACCCGCCCTACTCCGATATCGGGCCATGGGTGGAAAAGGCCATCGAGCAGCAGGGCCGCGGCATCGGCACCGTCATGCTGGTGCCGCAGGACACCAGCACCGAATGGTATCCGGGTGAGCGCGCCAGCGAGGTGCGCCACATCACCGGATACCACGACGAGAACGGCAAGTGGCGCAATGGACGGGTGAGCTTCATCAACAAGGAAACCGGCGAGGAGATGAAGGGCAACCCCAAGGGCTCCATGCTCCTCATCTTCGCTCCCAACTGGCGCGGCGAGTGCCGGATCCGCGATGTCAGCAAGCTCACCCTGCTGCTTTCCGGAGCAGAGCCCGTCAGCGCTGCAGCCTGATACCCCCAAACCATCCACCGCCAGCCACACAGAAACGGTGGATAAGTCGAGGAACCCCATGAAAGACACGGAACACCCCTACTGCGGCGCGGTAGTCATCGGGTTGGGCGTCGTCATGCCCCACCCCAAGCTGCGCGGCAAGTTTGTACTGCCTGGCGGTACCATCTGCAGCCGGTCACAAGCCGAAGCAGCCGCCAAGAAACTCCACGACCTGCAGGCGAAAGCCCGCAACTAACCGACCAAAAGGACCTCTGACCATGTGGTTTAAAAACCTTCAAGTGTACCGTTTTACCCGCCAGTTCGACCTGACCGCCGAACAACTGGAAACCCAGCTCGAAGCCTGCGCCTTCACCCCCTGCGGCAGCCAAGATATGTCCCGCTTCGGCTGGACTCGCCCGCTCGGCAAGTTCGGCAGCACCCTCACCCACTCCGCCAACGGCCAAATCCTCATCTGCGCCCGCAAGGAGGAGAAGATGCTGCCATCTACCGTTGTCAAAGAGCAGCTGGCCGAGAAGGTAGAGGCGATCGAGTTCGAGCAGGGCCGCCCCCTCAAAAAGAAAGAGAAGGAGGCGCTGAAAGAGGAGCTGCTGCATACCCTGCTGCCCCGCGCATTCAGCCGCACCGCCAACACCTACGCGTGGATCAACCCGGCAGACGGCCTGCTGATGGTCGATGCGCCATCCGCCAAGAAGGCCGATGACGTGCTGGCCCTGCTGCGCAAGTCCATCGGCAGCCTGCCGGTGGTGCCGGTGGCGCTCAAGAACCCGCCAGAAATTACCATGACCGAGTGGCTTAAAGAGGGCAACCTGCCGGCAGCCTTCACTCTGGAAGATGAATCCGAGCTGCGCAGTGCCATGGAACACGGCGGGATCGCCCGCTTCAAGCAGCAGGATCTGATGACCGATGAGGTAAAAAACCACCTCGCCAACGACAAGCTGGTCACCAAGCTGGCCCTCTGCTGGGGTGAGAGCATCAGCTTCGTGCTGGGCGATGACCTCTCCATCAAGCGCCTCAAGTTCAGCGAGGAGCTGCGCGAGCAGAACGACGACATCACCAGCGAGGAACCGGCCGCCCGTCTGGATGCCGACTTTGCACTGGTGACCGGCGAGCTGTCCCAGTTTATCCCTGCCCTGTTTGCCGCCTTGGGTGGCGAGGAGGCTCCGCTATGACCAGCTTCTACAAAACCACCGATGCCAGCGTGCTGGATGCCTACGCAACCTTTGAAGCCGCAAAGAGTGCCCTGATTGAGCAGGCTAACGCTCTGGGCAAGGAGTTTGATGGCAAGCCGAAGTTCTGCAGCGATGTGAACCGGTTCAAGTGCGCTCATCTGGTGCTGAACAACTACTACCAGCGTGAAGATAAAGACCTCTGGACCAAGCCTGACCAGAACTACCTGTCAAAGCCACGCCGGGGGAAGGTGAAGGGTAAAGCCAAGGAGCAAAGTGAGCTGCAGGATCGCTACTGGGACATGTTCCCCGAATCAGTGGATGCCAATCCGCTTTACGAGTCCATGGGGCTGAACTGGGTTGAGCTGCTGTTTGGCGGTGGCTTCACGATGTTTGCCCATGACGGCGCGATTTACCTGCGCACAGGTGCCAAAGTCGGCCCCAAGATGACCGAAATCATGGGTAGCGAGTTCAGCGAGGCTTACGCCCAATACAACAAGCAGCTGGAGGCAGCATGACCGCACACACCAAGGGCCTTCTGGCCCTTTTTCGTAACGGCCAGTCGGTAGGGTCTGTCGATGGCACCGGAGTCTGCGAAGTGTGGCCGCGGGATGAGAACGGCTTTCCAGACAGCGAAGGCAAGGCCAACGCCCGTCGCATCGTCGCCTGCTGGAACCTGCTGGACGGATACGCCACCGAGGAGCTGGAGGGGGTGACGCTGGCCGAGTTCGTGGCCAAGCAAGCCTTCATCAGCCAGTTTGACGCCAATGACGGTATTAACCTCAGCATCTCAGGCGTCGCGGTGCAACTGCTGGCCGCCTCGTTCGCTGGCCAGTTCAAGGCCAGTGGCGCCACAAACTACCTGGAGATGAGTGGTAACCACCCTGAAACAGGCCCCTTCACCATCACCATGCAGCGCAAGCATGGTCTCACCCCGGCAGAGAAGCTGGCAGCCATGACCAAGCAGCGGGATGTGCTGCTCGAGGCGCTGAATGGCGTGCTGGGTGTGATGAACAACAGCCAAGGCGTGGCAGGCTGGCACCAGAACGGAGCCATTGCCAGCTGGGACGAGCTGCTGCCGGAAGTGGCCGCCGCCCTCGAATTTGTGGAAGGAGAGCAATCGTGAATCGATACAACTGCACATCGAGCGACAAGCGCGGCGCGTTTGGACTCTGCATGGAAGAGCACAAGGAGGGGATGTTTGTCCCCTTTTCAGAAGTTGATCCACTTAATAATCGCATCAGCCAGCTAATTGATGATCGCAGCATGGCTGGAGTCGCTATCAGTAACGCCATCCTATCTGGCGTAGTGCCGGATAAGCACCCGCTGCGATCTCGGCTGGAGCTGCTGGCCAACCATCGCAAGCTGCTGATAGATAAAAGTGAGCTGTGTGACGACCTGCTGGATCTGGTTGAGCGCATGGTTAGCTACCTTGGTTTGGCTGGGGATGAGCCAGAAAAAGACTCATACAACCCAATGAAGGCGTGGATGTATGACGCCATCACCACCATGGCTGGGCAGCGACAAAAGATACCAGTTACTGTAACCGAAACCATCCGCACCGCGCCGGAGCGCATCTGGCTGCAGGTGGGTGACAGCCAAGGAGATAGCGACTACCCGTTCCCTGAGCATCATGATGAGGTGACATGGTGTTCAGACTCGGTGATAGCCTGCGAGGTGCCGTATGTGCGGGCTGATTTGGCTGGCAAGCAGCCAGACGCTTGGCTCCCCATAGAAACTGCTCCGCGCGATGGCCGCAAAGCCTTGGTGTACCGGCCGCTTGCTGAAAATAGCGGTGACGAGCGAATCGCTGTCAAGCGGCTTACTGGTGGCCAAAGCAATAACTGCTGGGATAAGACAGTCCCACCAGGCGCAACCCCATGCAACCCAACGGATGGGGCCTGCCATGTGACCCACTGGATGCCCTTGCCTGATGACCCTGTGCAGCAAGGAGGTGAGCCGTGCGCTACCGAGCCCCCATCATCCAGCCCGGCCTGACCCGGGAGGAAGCCGCCGACGCCCGGGAGCGATACCTCCGCATCAACCCCGGCGCCAAAGTCACCATCGACAGCCAGCCAGATAACCCCCAACTCAAGACCCTGATAGCCCACCTCCCGGTGCTACCGTTCCGGCGCGTCATGGAGCCAGGCTTTATCGGTTATAGGGGGTGGCGATGCTGACTGACCCCAACAAGCAGGCAGCCCTCGAGCGCGCCCTGCACCAGATAGCCCTACTACAGGCCAGCCAACCAGCTGGCCTGCCTATTTCCACCGAGTCCCGCTCCCGCTCAGGCTTTCGCTGTAAGAGCATCGAGCGCGAGCACGGCCGCGATGTGTACCGCGCCCAGTGCCCCTACGTCGGGATCTCGATCAGCATGAAGGATGTGAAATAGCCATGGCGAAAATCTACATAGCCGGCCCGATGTCCGGCCTGCCCAACTTCAACCGCGACGCCTTCAACCAGGAGGCAGATCGCCTGCAAAGCCTTGGCCATGTGGCGCTCAACCCTGCCATCCTGCCGGATGGCCTTGAGCAGCACGAATACATGGCCATCTGCATCGAAATGGTCAAGATGGCCGATCAGCTGGTGTTACTCCCCAACTGGGAGCGCAGTGCCGGGGCCACCGCAGAGCATGCGCTGGCCATCAAGCTTGGCAAGCCGGTGATCCTGACCTCCATCCTGCATGAGGAGGCAGCATGAAACCTCGCATCGAGAAGAAGCTGAGCAAGAAGCTCCACGCCATCCTTGGCAACCTGATCGGCGAAGTCTGGATTGATAAGGAGCTGGAGCTGCCTAAGCCTCACTGGCGCTGGCGCTATGGCGACGACAGGCCTCCGCTAACCGGCAAGCAGGAGCGCCAGAACAGGCAAGTACGGGTGAGCGTTAACCACATGCCGAGCATTGGCGGAGGTTCTGATTACTGGGGCGAGGCGAACGATTGGCACAGCGTGCTGTGGGTAGCAATGGACGTGCTTCTCTGGCACTTCGGCAAGGAGACTGACGAAGCAGGGCCTTATGGAGGGTGGCCGCAGCTGAAAGCCAAGATGACCGGTATCTGGATCATCAAGCACGCCAAGCTGTACGCCATGCAGGAGCGGGCCAAGGAAGCCAAAGAGGCATGCAGAAAAGCCCGGATCGCACAGCTAAAGGATGGCGGGTATATCCAGTTTCAATATGGCGAAGGTTGGGTTGGCAAGTGCATCTGCTGCGAACGACTTACCCCCATCTACTGCGACGTTGCCGAGTTCGACCCGAATAGCCACTACTGCGGCGGATCGCCGAGCTGCTGCCCATAGGAGCTGCAATGACCAAACAAAAGGCGGCCTGGATCGCAATCCTGGCCATTAACATTCTGGCCGTCATCGTGGCGGCCGACCTGTTTGTGAAGGGGTGAGTATGTGCAACTGCCAAGCGATGGCGCGCGACCTATCCGAAACGCTAGACGGGCGCTTTCCGCCAAGCACCCACGCGCCGAAGTGTGAGGACTTCAAGCAACTGGAGTTCGCCTGCATCAAGTTCGATAACGCCAGCTTTATTGTGCCGGCAGATGAGCGTGATGGCGTGCTAGAGAACATCGACGGGCCGCACCATGTTGAAACCGTGATGCTCACCCAAGACCAGTTCGACAAGCTGCCGGAGTGGGAGGGGTGAGCTGATGGCTGACAACAAGGAATTTGCCGAGCAGATAGCCGCCGCTATGGCGGATCTCGGTACCGAGGAGGCTCTTGGCTGCATGGCCAGGGTGATGTGCTGGGTCGCGGCAGACCACGGCCAGCCCATCCAGTTCGAGTGCGATCTCGGGGTGGTGACAATCGAACCAAAGCAGCAACCGCTGCAAAGTTGAGGATGCATTAATGCCAAAAGTTGGGTTTAGTATGAACGGCTGGCGCAGAAACCTAAGTGAAGAGGTTCGCTCGCTCAGGGATACGGCCAAGCAACTACTTAATGATGAGGAGTTAGACCGAGACGAGCTCAGGCGCGTAGTTGATGAAATCATATGTATGAGCAATTCAGTCAACTGCGTCAGCATAGAAGGCGAAGAATTGTTCTCAGACATGTCGGATGTCTACGTGCCAATCCTTGATGAAGAGGATTAACGGCCCTTCCTTCAATCCAATTGGCGCCCCATCCTCAAGGCAGGAGGGCCACGCCATGCAACAGCTACAACTCATCGACCAGAGCAGCCAACTGCTGGACGATCTGGTTAATACCGTACTCTCCCCCACCCTTTCCCAATCGGCCAAGCTCGCCGAGATCGGCCGCATCCTGGCGCACTTCGACCTGCCTATCGAAGCGCCAAGGGTAACCGGCCAGTTCTGGAGCGCAACCGATCTGGGCAAGGAGCTGGGGGTGAGTGCGCAAGCCATCGGCAGGCTGGCCAACCTGCACAACCTGAAAACCACCGAACTGGGGGAATACCGCCTTGACCAGGCGGCCAACTCCCGCAAGCAAGTTCAAACCTTTTACTACAACCAGCTCGGGCGTAACCGGCTCGAGTCTCTTTTAACCGCGAGGACCGTACACCATGGGAACAGCAGCAGATCCGGCAGTCAGCCATATTCAGGGCCAGCTCATCATAATGAGAATGCCTGACGCCATCCCGCTCAGCACCTACCTGAGCACCATCGAGATCACCGACCGGGATACCATCAACAAGCGGATCCAGCGCGGCATCTGGCAGTTGGGGGTGCATATCGTCAACGTGGACGGGGTGAAAGAACGCTGGGTTAACATCGCAGAGGTGACAAAGTGGGCAATGAAAAACAGCTCCCACGCGGCGTGAGCCTGCGCGGTGAGACCATCAATATCACCTTCACCTTCAAGGGGGTTCGCTGCCGTGAGCCCCTGTCCAACCTGCCAAACACCACGGCAAACGTGCGCTATGCCTCCCGCCTTCTCGGCGAGATCCAGGGCAAGATAGAGCGCGGCCAGTTTGCCTACGCCGACTACTTCCCGAAATCGAAGAAGCTGCGCATGTTCGGCGGCGCGTCGATCGCCGCCAAGGTGTCTGACTATCTTGATGAGTACCTGCACCGCTGCGAAAGCCGCGGACTGAGCCCATCCACCATGGTCGGGTACCGCAAATGCCACAAGGCGCTGGCCGATCTGCATGGGATCACAGTGTCTGAGCTGACCCCGGCACAGGTGAAGAACTGGCTGGTGAGAAGCAGCACCACCGCCAAGACGGCCCGCAACCGGCTGTCGTTCCTGCGCAGTGCCATTGACGAGGCGGTAACTGATGGACTATTGCCATCAAACCCGGTGTCGCTGGTCACCGTGTCCAGATATTTGGACGTGGATTCAGCTCCTGAACAGGGAGCAAAGTCTGTGGATCCGTTCAACCCGGATGAAGTGGCAGCCATCATATCGACCGCTCACGGCATCAATGAGCAGTGGGCAAATCTGTTTGCGTTTGCGTTCGCCACCGGCATGCGCCCGTCAGAGATCTGCGCCCTGCGCTGGGGGTCAATCGACTGGATTGGTAACACCATCCAGGTGTCTGCCGCCAAAGTGGTCGGGGTCATCAAGACCACCAAGACCCGGGCTGGTACGCGAACCATTGAGCTGACGAGTGATGCGCTGGCGGCACTGACCAGCCAGAAGCGCTTTACCTTTATGCGCGGTGAGTACGTGTTTGAAGATCCGAAGCTCGGCGAGCCATGGTCTGGGGCTGAGTCCATCAGAAAGAAAGCCTGGCTATACACCCTCCGGCGATCAGGTGTTCGCTATCGCCACCTTTACCAAACCCGCCACACCTTCGCCACGGCCAACATCAGCCGCGGCTGCAACCTGTTTTGGCTCGCCACACAGATGGGTCACAAGGGGCCGGAGATGCTATTTCGGCACTACGGATCCTACCTCGCCGAGTACGACGGCCAGACAGCAAAAGCGCCAATCCTGATCCAAAATCCAACAGGAAAATAA